TTGAATCGGAAGCAAATTGATCTCAATTCGGCAAGGCTTGGGTATCCGGCGAGGCTAAGGTATTCGGCAAGGCTTGGGTATCCGGCGAGGCTAAGGTATTCGGCAAGGCTGAGGTATCCGGCGAGGCTAAGGTATTCGGCAAGGCTAAGGTATCCGGCGAGGCTGAGGTATTCGGCGAGGCTGAGGTATCCGGCAAGGCTGAGGTATTCGGCAAGGCTGAGGTATCCGGCAAGGCTAAGGTATTCGGCAAGGCTGTATTACGTTCCCATAATCACAATAAATTAAAAACATATATCACAATTGGCCCCGTTGGAAGCAACAGGTTTATAACATTTGAAAAACCGGGCAAAATTGTCAACGCTGGATGCTTTTCTGATACACTCGAAAACTTTGAAAAAGCGGTAAAAGAAAAATATGGTAATGAAAGCGACTATTATCCGGTAATTGAATTTTTTAAATCATTATAGCCATGAGCTTACTGATATTTTCGGAGAAGATAATGCTGATTAACCACTTCTAAGAACTAACGATTAACAACTAAAACAAAGTGAGATGAAACGGTTTGAATATAAAGTTTTAACGGGAGACTATCCCCACATGAAGGATGAAATCAAAACAAGTTTATTAAATGATTTAGGAGAAGAGGGATGGGAACTTGTAGTAGAAAAAGAGCGCTTCCCATTATTCATGGCGTACTCATACTGGATTCTTAAACGTGAAATATCTGAATAGCCATGACCTGCTGCTGTTCCGTATTCCCGAAGATTGCCAAGAGGTTTGAATGGTGGACGAATATGCGTACCGAAGACAGGGTTATACCTCATTTCACTACTGAAATCGGATACCATGCAATTCATTTCTGCCCCTCCTGCGGTGCAGACATACGGGGGATAGTGATAAGTAAAGATGAATTTGATAAATTAAAGTGAGATGGATAAGTCAAACATAAATATTCTTGTTGGATTTGAGGAAAGCCAAGCAATCACAATAGAGCTTCGTAAACTTGGCTTTAACGCCTTCTCCTGTGATATTGAGGATTGTTCCGGGGGGCATCCTGAGCGGCACTTGAAAATGGATATATTCGATGCAATTCACTTACAGAAATGGGGGATGATTATCCTTCATCCGCCTTGCACCTATACTGCCGTGTGTGGTAATCGCTGGTATCACGATAGCCCTTTACGCAAAGAGGGTATTGAGCTATGCCGAAAATCTTGGGAAGAAGCCTGCAAGGTATGTAACCATGTAGCATTAGAGCAACCTAAAACAATCATGCAGCGATATATAGGCAAAAGAAGTCAAACCATACACCCTTGGCAATTTGGTCACGGAGAAACAAAGGAAACGTGGCTATGGATGAAAAATCTGCCTAACCTGATACCTACAAATATTGTCGATGGCCGTGAAAATAGAATCTGGAAAATGCCTCCCACGAAAGACCCGAAGCAAAGGCAAGTTGAAAGGTCTAAAACCTATCCTGGAATTGCAAAAGCAATAGCTGAACAATGGGGTAATTATTTAGAGATGAATTTGATAAACTGAAATAACCATAACCATGAAAAAATATATTAAATATCTAAATTACTTAATACGCCACAAGTGGTATGTTATGATTGAATGTTTTAAACGTGGATTAATATGGCGCGGTATTACTCATGATTTAAGTAAGTTTCGCCCCGATGAGTTTATCCCATACGCAAGGTATTTTTATGGTAATTATCCAGAATGGACTAAAATGCCCTCAGGTATAAAAAACCAATACTTTGGATTAACAAAAGAGGAAGTCGAGGTAAATTTTGATTACGCGTGGCTACTTCATCAAAAAAGGAATCCGCATCATTGGCAATATTGGATACTTAAAGAAGATAGTGGCAGTGTAAAAGTATTTAAAATTCCTTATATATATAAACTTGAAATGCTTTGCGATTGGATTGGAGCTGGTAAAGCATTAGGCAAAAAATCACCAAGTAACGATAAGTATTATGAGTTGCGTAATTGGTGGAATGCAAATAATCATAATATGCAATTACATTCTGATACAAGAAGATATTTTAAGCAATTATTAAATCCAAATGAATTACTCACCCAAGAAAACGAATAACCATGCCAACTTTTGATAACATAGAAGTAACAACCGAAGTATCAATAGATTTTGAGGTCTATTGCGGAACTTGCGGGGCTGGATTATGCAATGTTAGCGACACCAGGAAAAGTAGAAATAGGGGTTATCTTCAGGTTACAGTTGACGTATGTCCTGATTGCATGAAAGCCAAAGACGATGAAATAGCTGAATTAAAAGCGGAAATAGATAGATTAACTTATGAACTTGAAAATAAATAACCATGCCACTAAACAAGAAAATGAAACCGATACTGTTTTCTACTCCTATGGTTCAGGCTATATTGGATGGAAGGAAAACACAAACTAGAAGGATTATAAAAGGAACCGCAAAAGAATGGATTGAAACAGCCACTAATCCTGACTGGATGAAAACGGCTTATGAATTAAGTAGGATCAGAAATGGCGACATTCTTTGGGTGCGGGAAACTTTTGCAGAACAACACCCAGCAATGACACCAGGTGATGATATACCCGATTGGGTTAATTATATCTATAAAGCCGACAACCCGGAACCAGATTGGCGAAATGGGAAATGGAAACCATCAATCTTTATGCCCCGTGAAGCTGCAAGGATATTTCTTGAGGTAACTAATGTGAGGGCTGAAAGGTTGCATGATCTAGATGACAACGATGCAATTAATGAGGGAATAGGCGCGGTGAAAAGTGGATATGAATACCACGACATATACCAAGACTACCTTAATGATAAAAACAGCTTAAATCCGATTCCCAGTTATAAATCCTTATGGGAAAAGATTAACGGTAAAGGCTCATGGGATTTAAACCCGTGGGTATGGGTGTATAAATTTAAAGTATTGTAACCATGCCAACCCGCATACAAAGAAAAAGAACTTACGGCTTTCGGCTGCCCCCAAATACAGTTTGCGTTAACCGTGGAACGAAATGGGGGAATCCGTTCAAGGTGGCTGATTACGGACGTGAAGAAGCAATACAGATGTTCAGGGATTGCTTACTGAACGCAAGTATGTGTTACATCTATCTTGACATAAAGAAGGCATGGATTCAATACAATCGTTTCCTTTGGATGGCAAATAACATGGACATCATCCGAAATGCTGATTACGTTGCTTGCTTTTGTCCGTTGTACGCCGCCTGTCACGGAGACGTTTTAATCGAAATGGCTGAATACCCGCATACACACGAACATTAACCAAATAAAAACTGAGAGATGAGTATATATGTGTATATAACAGAACAAGACAGGGTGAGTATGCGAAAAGTAACCGACCCTGAATTACAGGAGCTATTTAACGAAGCTCATAGTTATGATGAATCATTAATGATAAGCGAGTGTCATTACCCTGTAAAAAGAAGATTTATAGGATATAAAACAGAATTGCGCTATCAAATTTACCATGAAAGTGGTAAACCGAATGAACCAGCTTATCAAGCAAAACAAATGATTTGCGCTTCAGGTGATTTAAAAGTCGTCAAGGCGTATCTATATGGCATTATTAATGGCTATTTACATTCAAAACAAAATAACCCATGAACCCAACACAACAACTTTACGAGGCTGCGAAGAAAATCCAAACATGGATTATTACTCATCCAAAAAAAGCAACAATTGTTCGGTATGTGATAGACGAGTTTAACAATGCCATAACCGCCTACGAGCAATCCACAGAGCACCCGGCGGCTTATGAATTTCACAACCTGACAACTGGCCATTGCTACGTTGATTATGTTCCCAGAATTGATATGGATGAAAAAGACGGATATACTAAAACACCACTATACAAATGAAAGTATTTATTCAGAAAATAAAAGGACGTGATCGGGTACGGATTAAACACGGCGATCAGATATTCACTATTGATGATTATAATGGATATAAAGGTGATGAAATTGAATGGCTAAAGAATTGCGTTGAAAGGTTCTTTACCGTATATGATGCGTCTGTTAAGAAATCCGCAGATCAATCCGAAACGTCTTCCCGGCAGCAGGAAAACGAAACCAAAACAGAAATATGGCATAAATGGGATTCAAAACCTGATCTGTCATATAATGATGCCGCTTATGGTGCTATGTTAGAATACGCCCACCAACAAACAGCCGACAAAGACCGGGAGATTGAGGAATTGAAAGCTGAAGTAACAGCCTTAAAACTTGTGATTGACGAATTGACAGACGGTGATTGTTTAAAACAGTCGAAGGCTAAACTGTCAGGTGAGATAGTCAAACTGAAAGCGGAAGCGGAAAGGTTGAGAAAAGATGACGGGTGGGTAAGCATCGACAACGAAAAACCACTCCCAGATAAAGCATGTCAATGTTATTGCCCCGATGAACCAATTGACGTAATTCAAATTGCATTTTGGGACGATAAATTTGGCTTCGTGGATAATAACGATTGTCCCGTGAACGCAACGAAATGGAAGTATATTAAAATATATTAACCCATAAACATAATGACCGAAGAACAAAAAGCAAAACTAAGCGATCTTATCTGGGAGGCTATCGAACGAAACACAATAGGCTCAAAGAAAGGAAAGATATACAATGGAGTAATTGTCGGCAACCTGGTCGATAAGCTACTGTGCGTTATCAGGGATAACTATACTCCCAATCTCCCAGAATCAGTATTCGCCATAATGCGTAGAGACGAAACAGCAGAAAGAGATTTTATTGCCCGTGTTATGTATGATGGTGGGGAGGCATATAAAGTACTCTGGAAAGAGTTCGGAGGAGATGACAATGGATATTATTTACTTGAACTTAAAATGTCATGAAAACACGTATAAACGAATTGACAAAACTGGTCAAAGGAAAATCAATACTTCATGTTGGTTTTGCCTGTTCTCCATCATTCAAAGAGAGAATAAGAAAGGGGATATGGCTACATGAATACCTGATCAACTCAGCTTCGTTATGCTGTGGGTATGATATTGATTCTTTTGCCGTGGAAGTATTATCGAATGAATATGGCTACAAAAACATATATTCGACAATAGGAGAGCTATACTCCCAACATAACCAATTCGACTATCTATTACTACCTGAAGTAATAGAACACGTTGATAATCCAGTATCGTTTATTCGTAACTTTATAGATGTATATCCTACGTCAAAAATAATCATAACCGTCCTTAACGCCTTCAGGTTACGAAATTTCATTAATGCGTTTGTGGGAGTCGAGGCTATTAACAGCGATCACCGGTACTGGTTCACACCTGTTACAATCAATAAAATAATGAACCAATGCGGGATTTGTGATGGTAAAATAATGATGGTTGAATCATATCCCCGGAATATTTTTATCAGGATGTTTCTTTATTTATTCCCAATGTTTCACGACACAATCATCTGGTATGTTTGACATTATAAAGAATATTTTGCGTTCTTGCCGTGGGCCTAAAGGAGAGAAATTAACCGATGAAGTTATTAACGCCTACAAAGAACAAGATGAACTCGATAAAGAATCAGTATTTGACCAATGCGCCAAAGATGAAAATATCTGATTTGATAAGCTATATATTACTCAGATTGGAAAGGGGTAGCGGATATTGGAAGTATATAAATTTCATTGTGACAGCTATACTTATTGCTTTATTTACTTCTGAAATAAACTTTTGGTATAAGGTTGTTTCCGCAATAGGTTCTTTCGTTGTTATATATCTGCTTGGTGAATTAGATATACGATTTGGAGTATTCCGCAAATATCAAAAACTTACCGGAGATCAGCACCCGACATTTGTAGATATGCATAAAAAACTCGATAAGATAATTAAATCCATTGAATCCCATGAAAACGATACAATTTAAAAACAAAGAAGAAGAAAAGTTCTGGCGGGAAGTATATTTAGCTGCTTTATCTGCTAGACTCGGTATGAATTTGGCTGAATCTCAGGCTGATTTTGCATTGGCATCATTACGAGAAAGACAAGAAGAATTATTAATCAACTAAAAAAATTACCTATATTATGATTATACTTATTATTATCAAACAATGGATATTAGCAATATGGTACACGGCAAAAGCTAATGTAACATGGAAAACGTTAGGTGCTTTATTATTTCTGTTCTCAATCCAAGTTTTTGTAAATGCATATGAAGCAGAAGCAAATAAAACTATCACATATAGTTTTGGAATGCTATGCAATATAATGGGTTGTAGATTAGTATTAGTACGGGATAAAAAAGATTAGCCGGAACACACGCGCATCCCGGCTAATCAAAACACACCAATCAAAACATAACACACACTTAACAACCCTCACCATTCATTTCTACAATGTTTTACTAATGCCAATCATAAATACACCCGTATTTACATTCTTCGTATCATTTAATCCTATCTTCCAACGAGGCCCATATCCAACGTGTATCCAATTAAGTACGGTGATAACCGGTGTAATCCCTATTACAAAATATTTATCACCTGCGTCTGGATATTCCGTTACACCTGCTTGTGCAAACACATCTACACCTATTAAATAACTATTGTCCCATTGAAAAGGATTCCATTTAAACCCATATCCTACACCCGTCACTAATCCAACTGTATATTCTTTAGTTGCAGTTTCACGTTGAAAAAGATTAACAGCAATAGATGGTCCAAAATATTTTGTACTATCAATATACTCAGTAGGCACTCGTGGAGCAATGCGAATATTCCAAGGATACCATCGTGCTTTATGTTGTTGTGCAAACGTTGTTGTAAAAACAATGCTACACAACGCTGCACAAAATAACAATCGTTTCATCACATTACACTTCTTCTGCATTTTCCTCCTCCCATTTCTTTGCTTTAATCAAATCTTCAATACCTTCTTTCATCCATAATGAACCTGTTACTAGTTTTTCTGCACCACTTTTTACATATGGATTTGCAGGACTGTAAAGAAGTTCTAATCCAGCACACAATTCAGGAGATTCTTTTGCTTCAAGATCTGCAACTTCTTTTCCTAACATGTTAATGGATTGGATGAATTTGAAGATTTTTCCTACATTACCTACAGCTAAACTAACAACTTCAGCCCATGTAGTTTTTTCACCACCTGCAGATGCAGGATCACGTGTTTCTTTGTACTCTTTCGATACATCTACAATTGTCTGCAAACCTGCAACAATCGTTCCTGTTCCATAATTACCTGTACTCATAATGTTAAAATTTATTTGGTTAATAATTGAAAAAAAAAATTCTTATTTACGCGCTGTCACACTTGCACCCGCTAATCCACCTCCTATATACATAATCTTATCTGCTACTTTTTCTAATGCAATATAAGGAGGATAAGGAAGCAATGCAGCAATAATTAACATAATAACTCCTAACGCAACTAAAATTAAACCAAACACAATTACTCGTTTAAAATGTGTAGGTTTTGGAGCTCGTACACGTTCATACACTTCATGCACAGGAGCTTTCATTTTCTGATATGCATTATTTAATCGTGCTGTCATTTCCATAAATTTTTAAACCAGTTAATAATTCTTATAATTATATTCATATGTTGTTCTACAGGTTTTTCTACAATGACATCTTCATCTAATGGTATTCGTCCAATATATGCACCTTCAAGATCAGGTGTTTGTGGATATTGTGTATTAGGCAGATTTGTACGTAATATAGCATAAATGAGTTCATTTATATATCCTGTTTTTGCTGCTCGTAACCAATAATACGACATTGCTCCTTGATGTTGTTTATTAATATAAGCATCATAAGAATATTCCATATCACCACATCCGGCATAATGATACCATGGAATAGGTTCAATTGAACGAGTTCGTTTTTTCTTTCCTATACATCGTGCATCTGTTTCAATAAAACGAGGAACACAATACATATTTGAAATAAGGCGGGTAGCGGAACGAGAGAAACAACTATCGAACAAAACACCCACTTCTGCATTCTCGTAATTAAAACGTGCTAGAATTTTACGTATTGCATCATCTACCCATATTTTATCTAAGTATAATGCTTCATCATACATGTCTTCATCACCGCTGTTATCTATCACCTGTGTTCCATGACTGCTGTTTGTCCAAAACACTTTACACATATGTTTTTCGCTAAATAAATAAAAATCTCGTAAAACATCTTCACATTCTTTCACCGTTGCTTGTTCATCTAATAATGTGATTGTACGATAACCAGCACGGCGAAAACGTTCAGCAAGATTTAAAGCATCATTTACACATCCTTTTAATGGTGCAGATGGGTACGTGTTACGTCCTACATGTAATGATAATTTTTCCATTTTAATATTCTATATATTTTACTTTTCCATTCACACGAATAGATTTCAATACTTGCATACGATTATTATCTATATTATAACTCACATGCACCCAAGATGGGTTTTCATTTTGATCTGGAAATTCTAAAATCAATTGATCAAATATAAGGTTATTTAAAATATAATCAAAAATTTCACGATTAGTTGGTCCTGTTATAATTCGATCATTATCTAAATCCATTGCTGCCCCATTATTTGCCATATGTTGACTATTTTTTGAAGCTTTTGTACTCAATGCATGATTTAATTGAGGAGAACGAAAAAATGAACTAATATATATCGAACGATTCCCAAGCGCAGCACGAAGTGGTTCAAAAACACATTCTGCTAAAATCTGCATATTCCGTAATTGCGTTTCACTTGGTGTATTATCAATCCCTTTCCGCAAGGCAGTGTCTGAAAACACCGCTTCTTTGTATGTTATATGTTCTGATATCTGTTCCATTATTTTATAAATTTAATCAACACCTCTAATACTACAATTACTCCTCCTACAACACTAATAGCTGTAGCAACAGTTGTTTTCATTTTTAAAATATCAGTATTAGTTTTTTGTATTTTCGCTTCTATGATATTTAATTGTTTTTGTTGTTTTGCAAATTGATTAACCAATCCATTATCTGGATGGTATTCAGAAGGAAGAAGCACATCTTTTATTTTACTAAAATCTTCTAATAACGCCCTTGTTAATATTTCAGAATTTTCAATTCTGTCTTTCATCATACACATGACTTCCTGTTTGTTTTGCTGTGCCTCCATTGTATTAAGTTTTAAAATATTAAGAATTATACTGTCTATTCCACGATGAATTTTCTTCTTTCATTATACCCCTGTTCTTATTTCCTTCTTTTATCCATCTTTTCCAATTGAATATTTAACGTGTCAACCTTCATATTAAGTTTTGTAACTGCTGTTGGTAATCCATCGTGGCCATTATCAGTTAATAGTTTGTCAATTTTCCTGACCACAACTGAAAGTTCAGCTATTTCAATTTCCTTGTTACATTTATGCTCTGCCATCGTGAAAGTGTTTTATGGTATATATTCGTATGCCCCTATATCTGGTATTGTTAAGTTATTTTTCATACTCATGCGCTCCTATGTCTGTTATTACATTTTGTGGTACTGGTGTTCCGTCAATGTCATAAAGCCTGTAAGGTATTGTCGACCCTGCATCAATAGCGTTTGATCCGGTGTTTAGATTAAAATCGTTATTATCAGCATCAACGAATGAAGGATCAGTATAGAGGTTGTTTCCGCTCGATGCTGCCGTAATGGTGTTCAGGTTTGTTGTGTTCATCCAAAAAATGTTATTGAACAGTTTTGCTATTGAGCCTGAACTCCGATAAATAGCGTTCACGTTATTGTAGAATGTGTTGTTTTCAACTACACCGTTTAATCCGCCCTGTATTGCATAGTCAAAACCTTCAAAAACATTTCCGCTAATGGTGTCTGAACCACCTTCAACCATTGCAACGGTCGTGTAATCACATTCTACGCCGTGAAACACGTTATTGAGAAATACAGATTCGCCATATGTCCCGCTTGAATTAATACATTGCGAACTCTGTCCGCTAATACCGTTATTTAACGGAGCGTAGAAAGTACAGAACTCGGTTATATCTTTTATATGATCTGTTGTATTATTATGAAACATAATGCCCGCCTTATTACCATACGGTCGACGATCAATCGTCGTATGATGCACCCATTGTTCTTTCCATCCATTACCGTAGTCGTATCGCTCTATACCATCGCCTGTGGCCCATGAATTTGCCGTGCCTTTATAGCTCGTATTTGGGCTAATTGCATAGGACATGTTAATATTGCTAAGTGTAGTCCATGACACTTCGCAGTAATCCCTTACAACGGGAAACATGCCTTCGGTAAACATAGAATCAATCACACACTTAACAACCCTCAATACATAATGATTACCGGATAATACGCCTATACCAAAACAACCGGCACGCATTTCGGTATTAAATATATCGGTATTATAACCGTATCCTGTTAGGTTTATGTTTGCATACGACATCCTGGTTTCCGTGCTGATAGCGTTCTGTAATGTTGATTTATTCCTTATTACAAGGTCCCGAACCGTGCATGAATCGGCCTGAATCACAACCACATGGTTTACAGCGGTATTTACAATGATTGGTTTTTCACCAGTTCCATACGAACCAAGCAATATATTTCTTTCGTCAATTGTGATAGGGCTGGAAATATTTAGCTGCGTTCCGCATTTGATAAGATATGCAGTTTCAATAGCCTGTGTAACATCACTCCACGAATCATAAGGGGTTGCCAGTGATCCATTTCCACCACTACCGTATGTCGGGTCAATATAAACCTTTGTATCATAGTCGGTAGTATCTTTTATTTTGCGAAGCGGAGCATATTGGAAATTGTTTACAGCGCAATCCGTATCACTCCACCTAGTTGCGCCGGACGGGCATACGCCGTCATAATCACCTGATCGAATGTCTGCATTTATACCAATCGTATCTGATAATGCAATTATTGCCGGAGATTTTGCAACCCAATAAACAAATCCGGTTGGGTCTGGTTTGTCTTTTTTCTCTACTCCACCTTTAAAGAACCGGGCATGTTTCCCCGTCACCGGTAAATAAGGCGTTGTTCCACCTCCTGCGCCAATATAACTAAGGTTAGGCAAGCTGTCAATCTGCGCCTCGGACGGAATAAAGCCTTTGTAAATACGAAGTTCGTCAATATCCCCGTAAATGTCACCATTAATGTAGTTATCACATCCGATATTTAACCTGGCTGTATTTTCATATGATGCACCTAACGATGAATCAGCAAACGACCAACGATTACCGTTATTCCAAATCCTGCAATAAATGTTCGAACCAGTATTATAAACTAATACAGCAAAATGATTCCAGTTTGTATGGGTGAATGTATTTGCGTTATTCGTAGAATTACTACCGCAGTAAACGTCAAAAAGACCATCGGCTAAAACCCTTATCATAAAATTATCACCTACATTCGTACTGTCACTACCTCCAATTATAGTTTTATTTGATGTAATAGTATTCATACTCTTAAACCAAAAAGAATAAAGCACCGTATCGCCAAGTGACAATGTTGGTGTTTTCACATAGTCATTATTGCCGTCCAACATCAAATTATGGCTGCCAATAGGTGCACCAAAACTAGCAAACGAAGCATCTCCATACGCCGTTAAATCATTCCCCGTCAACATTGAATCAATAAGCGTATTGTCAAACGAGTAATGCAGAAATGGTTCTTTTACTTGCCCCCAACCCGTGACGGCAATCAAAGCGAGTAATATAGTTAGTATTGTTTTCATGTTACCTCCTGAATCCTACGATTAAACCCATTAAAGCCACGAACACTAATAAGCCGATTAGAAACTTAACGTCAAGGCCCAAGTTCGCATCCTGTTTCGTTGCTTGTTCTAGTTTCTGTAACCTCGCCTCGTGATCAGCCACGTACCGAGTCATAAACTCATGATTGATCTGAAATGCCGTTGCCACCTCAGTAGGGGACAATCCTTTTATGCCGTACTGACAAGCTGGTTCACCTGTTTTGTCATCAATATACCATACTTTCAACTCCAAATGTCCTTCCACTTCCTTTGTATCATTCAGGTACGCCATCGGGTTATCCAAAGCGTGTACCAACCCGTACCAAGCATTTTCAACATAACCGGTATCCATTGCACCGTTGCTGGTACCGCCCCACCATACATCAGACAGGTCTACGCCGACGCCCATCGGGTAAATGGAATCAGCTACAATTACATAGTTTGCCTCGAGCGTGTCGCCGTCGAATGAACCACCTGCACCAGTACCGACTGCTTGACCAATCCAGTAATCTAATCCCGCTCCAGTATTTACAACATGAATAGAGTCACCGGTAAACGTTGCTGATCCATCTTCTGTTAATAGCACTATATTTCCGCTTGCATCCCACTGCAAACCAACTACATTTTCGTCAAGTATTGTTTTTACACCTGCACCTGAATACGGATTCAATCGTATTCTTTGCGCTGCTGAATAAGCATCATTTTGAATAGCAAGCGATCCGCTTGAAGGATACAAATTCAAATTATCCGTTGATCCGGTATTTGAAAATAATATTTTACTTACTTCATCTAGTCTTAAATTAACATTATTATTAAAATAAACATCATTATTTATTGACCCGAACGTGGAAGAACCTGTGACATTTAAATTACCGGTTATTTTCACTTTATCGGTTGTTTCTGTAGACCCCCCAAAATGAAAATTATATGTCGAAGGTATGGTGTATAAAGTAGAATTATTTCTAAATAAATATCTTCCAACTGTTAAGTCTGAAAGTTTTTTCCATCCATTTGTATTATCACCAAGATATAAGTCATCGCCAATCGAAAATATTTTACCGCTTGAACCGGAGTTCTGATTAAAGTTAATAATAAAAGCATTAACATTACCTCCAGTTGTACCATCACCGGTCACAGTTAAATCACCGTTATAAAAATAACCACTACCACCAACATTCAATTTTTCCTGGGCGGCCGAGACTCCTATCGTCAACGTATCATCCGTATTGGTCAAATCAATATAATGCCCTGATTTTGTAAACGCTCCGCCTCCTGCAGCTAATGCACGAATAACTGCAAGTGAATCTGCAAGAATACTTCGTATCACATTTGCCGTATCATGCACCGAAACTAAAAATACAGGCACTGTCATTTGTCGACTAGATGTTCCTTTATCAATTACATAAAGAATATCAGTTTCTTCCAGTGTATTATCCACCGGCATATCTGTCACTTTTGTCTGTGCTTTTACAACAGTGCACAAACACATAAATACACTTAAAATAAATACCGTTTTTTTCATACTTTCATTTTTATATAATCACACCTTCATCACTTTCCGTATATACTATATAATCACCACTCTCTGTCAACAGCCAATCTATTACTTCACTTATCTGCAACAATACAACTTCCGCTATTGCTGAATGAGTATCATAATAAATAGAATCAATCATATATAATTTATTCTTGTAATACAATGTATTTTCAAATCCAAATTCCCCAATCAACGAACCATCTAATTTCCAACGAAGATTAGAATAATACGTCATAATATCTTGCGCCAACCATTCTTCTAATACAATACGTTGCCCAAGATCAGCATAAGAATATTCATAACATGGTTGATAACGTGTACCATCATCATAATAATTCATTCCTGGAAACAACAAATGAGGATTATTATAAGGTGTTATATTTGTTGAATATCCTCCTGTTCTTGGAACACCATCATCATAAATATACCCATGTGATTTTTTACGTGGTTCAGAATATATTGAAAGAGAAATAGATTTTTCATTTTTGACTTTCAATAAATCATTTTGTATTACTACTTTTCTATTCTCCTTTGTTGTTTCATCATAAGTTAATGATAATTCATCCATATTAACATAAACATAACCAGGTGAAGGTACACCTAAAATAGTTAAAGTATCATGCGGAGGAACAAGTACAAGATACATTTGACCTATTAATGTTGTGCTTCCTTGTTTCACAACATCTACAGAATCAGAAAATGAATCAGGTTGTCCCATTGTTTCATTTTCTACTTCATATAAATTACATGCTTTCAATGCATTTGTAACTCCACTTAAATCTGCTGCTGAATACCATGTCTTTTCATGCAAATCCATTCCACCTACTTCAACAGCATCTGCATTATAATAATATCTATACCCATCTGCTTCATTATCCACATACAATCTAACTTTCCACGTACCTTTTACTCGTCCTGCAGTTGAAAATGTAAATACCGTTTCCCCTTCTACAAATCCTGTAAATGCAACCCTTCCTAAACTATACACAATACCTTCATTATAATGCTCCGTTCCTGTATCCGCTATACGTAACAAAAAATCATCTGTTATTGTATATTGTAAATCACCATTAACTGTGAAAACGGTTGGATGATGTAAAAGATTATTTGTGATACTGAAATCCGCTTCAATTTCTAATTTAGATAACGGACGTTCAATCTCTTTATGCAAGCTTAATTCAACTTGTGCCAAAAGGGGTGAATCATGTCCTGATGTTATATTTTTTTGTCTTGTTTCATTAGCGGTCGTTAGATACACCCAAGAAGATGTATATTTACGATATGTAATAGAATCATCTCGCAATTGTTTTACATGATCAATGTACCAATTCCCATCTTTTTGATACATCCTTGCACCCATCCATCGTAATTCATTTTCAAGAATTGTATAAAGGTCTTTGTACGTATCAACCCCGTCTTCCCAACCTGTAAAATACAAATCGGTATGTCGTATTATTTGTGTTAATGGCGATTGAGTCGTGACCATACGATACTCCCTTAATGCTAATGATTCAAATATATTATTTTCTAAACCAATTTCATCAGTTATTTGTTTAAAAATTTTATATAAAACGTAATAATCCGGTCCAACAATATCCGTTGTTGCCACTGAAAAATCAACTGTTTTTAATAACGTCAATCCATCTACCGCTTCAAATGTAATTGTATGAGGCGGAAGATTGTATTGTGTACGATACGTCCCAGACAACCCCCATCCTTGCCAATACAATACATCATTTTTATATATGCATACTTTTGTTGCTTTGTCATACTCAACAATATCTACATACTCATCTGTTTCATCTTCTATAATACTAAATGTTGCATAACTTGCTTTAACGGGTGAATGGGTGAATTCTCCGACTCTTTCAACAGAAATAACTATAGGTTGTGAACCTGCACCTTGCATATATGTGACACCTCCAGAATAATCCTCTCTTTGGAAATGTGCATCCCATTTATTTGCAAAATGATCATAATGACCTAAGATATATTTCGTTTCCCATGCCATTAAACAACCCTTTCCCTATGCTTTTGTTCTTCTTCAACTAATAATAAAATGGAACGTCCATCTAAACGTCCTTTTACATATACCGTTTGTGGTGCAGCGGTTGCTTTTTCTTTTAATGGGTTTTTTACCACCTCACCGCTTGACAACATCGCTGGATAACTGTCGTGAGGGTACCCGGGGGGAACAACGCCTCCTTCAGCCATCTTTGCTGCTTTATTTTTAAACCCTGACCACATTGCCGTCAAAGCAACCAATCCTAATGCGGATGTTGCTAAACCAGCCATTCCTTTTCTTCCTACTTCCTTTGATACTAAACCTGCACCAGCAGCTACTATTTGTGCAATTGCTGCTTGCATTTGTTTCACTATCAAATCCTGCAAAATCTTAATAACAACATCACCAAAAGCAATCCATGCATTTTTTTGACCACCCAACGCTTCTCCCATTGCAATAGAAAGATCACGAGATACAGACATTAATTGATTCTGGTATTGTTGTTGTTCCTCTAATGCACGAATGGATTCAGTTAGTTTTTTTACTTCTTCCTCATTCCTACTTGTCGCCATCCATGCACGTTCTAATTCACTACGATATTCAGATAAAGCGGCACCTACGGCATCGAATGTTGCAGGGAATTCACCTGCCATGTATTTAATAAACTCCAATCGTTTTGCAAAATCTGAAGTTTTTAAACTTGCTTGATCTACTTCTTGTTGATATAATTGCATATAACGAACAAGAGAATCAAACATTGGACCGGATTTAATTCCTGCATCCATCATTGCTTCAAACGCCTTTGTAACGGTTTGTAGTTTATCTTGTGCAAGTTCTTCTGTAGTATATCCTAATATTCGTGCTTTTGCACGAACCATTTCCATTTCAGTACCAAGATCCTTTAATATTTTTTCAGCATCTGTCAATGCTACTTTATCCAACATTCCTTTAACTAATCGCATATCACCTGCAGCCGCTTTACCATATGCAGAAAGTGCAGAAAGTGCTTGAGTGAAAACATCTGCTTTTTTACCTGCAAGATCAAACGAAGGCCCCATGACGCTTGCAAGCAATTCTAAAGCAGCAATATCAGCATACATTTCATCTAACACATCTTGCCACTCTTTTCCTATCTTAAAATTTTCAATCGTCTTGTCTGTTTCTGTTTGTATTTTTTTAACTGTCGTGACAAATGATAATAAAGTATTCATCTGTTTACGCAATCCTTCTGACAATTGTTCTGCATTTTCAATATTCATTAACGTGGAAGCGGTACCTTCAGCACCTTGGTATTTGTCCATCCATGCACGAGCACGTTCAAGATATTGTTCTTGTTTTTGCCATGCACCATATACCGCTTTGTATTGTTTTTCAATATCTTTTTTAAGTTGGGAAAGTTCATCAGGGGACAGCGTTGCAACAGATTTCATACGCTCTGATAACTTACCTAATTCAGGCACACCCCAATTCAATTTTGCAGTCATGGGTGAAGTGTACATTGTTTTATCAAATGCCTCTTTTGCTGCTTTTCCTTCTTTCAAAAATTGTATTAATTTTTCTAATCCTTTACCTACAAGTAAAGCAGCAATAGCCGCTGAAAAAACTGTAATAGCTTGTGCCACACGTACAAATTGTAATATTTTTACAACTTTTCCTAATTTTCCTATTAATGAAATCAATCCAGGTAATAAAAATTTAACAATATAACTCAATGCAACAGATACAGGCCCTAATGCAGCTGCTAATAATGCTGTCGTTACTACTGTTCGCTGCATTGCAGGTTCTAATTGTTTGAACCAATCTCCTAAATGTTTTACAACCTCAGCAAATGTTTGCATAAGTGGGAGAATGCTTTCCTTCAAACTAAACCCTATTTTAATCCACGTTGCTTGCATTTCAGCAGCAGCGGCATTATGTTCATATTTTAATGTTTTTGTAAATGCTTGAAATGCCGTCTGCATATCACCTGTTGATTGTGATACTTGACGAAATACTTCAATATTTTTTTCATAATTTTTACCCATCAACGATAAAAATCCTAACATTCCACGAATATCTGGAAATATTTCACCTACTGATTCCACACCAAAGCGTTGCGTAAGATCATATATACGTTTCAAACCAGCCATTAAATCTTTTTCCAATATCGACCTTAATTCTTGTGCCGATGTTCCCATTTTTTTCATCGCTGCAACTGCACCAGAATCAGGTTTAATCAACGCATTAAATATCCCACGAAGATATGTAGCGGAATGTGCAGCATTGATATTTTGCAAACTCATTGCAGCCATCGACGCTGCCACTTCATCTAATCCTACACCTAATTTTGAAGCTAACGCCATAACCGTGCCAATTTCTTGATTGAACCCTTCAGCTTCAATTTTACCAACACGCACAGCAGCCGTAAAAATATCTAATGCACGTGCTGCTTGAAGGTTTTCACCACGATAAGCATTCATAGCACCTGTGACAGCATCTGCAACATTTTTAACGCTTCCCAATCCTGCACTAGATGCCATTGCAGATTGTGTTAATACCTCCATTGCTTTTGCGGCTTCAATACCTGATGATGTTATAAAATACAAAGCATCCCCAAGATCTTTTGGCATTTGTCCTAATTTTGGACCTAATGCCAATATTTCATCGCTCCATTTATTAACTTGTGTTTGTGATTCCCCGACTAATCCTACAATCTTTTGCATATTAGCTTCAAAATCTTCTGTTGTTTTAAAGCTAGCACGCCCAAATGCAGCAATAGGAGCAGTTAAATACATTGTGGAGCGAATACCAAATGTGTAAAGCTTTCCGCCTAACTTTTCATAATAATTGATAGCTTTTTCACTCGCACTCTTTGCTTTTTTGCTCGCACGCTCTATTTTTTCGCCAAATTGTTCAACTGCAACTTCTGCATTTTTCAATTTACGAATATTCACTCCTAATGATATGATTAACTGTCCTATATTCATTTTTTCTGCATTTTCTTTCTAGGCCTTGTTTTTTGATTCACTGATGAAGCAATGCTTAAAAACACCTGCTTCATATCTTCAACACTTTGTTTCTTCATTCCTTTTTCTTCCCCTGTCCAATCTGGCATGAAATCTTCGGGTGTTGTCATTTCCACACCTTTTTTAGAATGAACAGCTCTAGCTATATTAGTAATCAAAGAACACATCATCGCCATCCTGAAATCATCCCGCCAACTACCTATTGGATCAATCCTATCGTATGCTTCCCATTCATCAATCTGCTCTGCTGTTAAATACTCCAACAGGTAATCGGGATGCGGAATGTTTAATTCTCGGCAGAGTCGGAATTTGAATTGTCTTCCAGGACGGCACCTGAGTTTTTTACTAATTCTTCCTTATCCTCTTCCGTAATATTATTTAATTTCTGTGCTGCATTAACAATACGTTCTAATCGTGCAGCACTCATTTGCTGACTCAATACACTGTAATCACCAGGTAACAATAACAATTTACCTTCTTCATTGCATACGGTGCAAACAGCAAGTTTAGCACGAAAATCATCAAGAGATTGCTCAAATGCCATTCTTCCTTTTTCATCTTTTGTTTTCCGTACTAGCATCTGTTCAAACGTGTCTCGTTCCCTGCCTGTCATTTGACGTACATAAACAAATTCATCACTACTTAATTCAACACGTTCTACTTTAAGTGTTTCTTTTGTTAATAATTTTTTTCGATCTAAAAGCATGGTTAACCTTTTTTAAATTGTTTATAAATAAAAATTAAAATCCCTGATTAGGATCTATTCAATTAATCAGTCAATCCTGAAGAAGCTCCAGAATTCACTTCAACTTGTCCTGTTAACTGAATCGTAACATCTACTGTAATTTTATCATCCGCAGGAATTGTCATAGGCATTTCTGTGACTAATCCTTCAAATTCTATAGTAGTGGATTCAAGATTAGGTAACACAATTTCGTAATTTTGAGCAGTGTCGCTTTCAAAATCTGCTTTCATTAAATCATACGTATCTCGTGTAAAATTCATTGAAAGAACGACAGTACCTGCATTACGAAATCCAGTAATAAACTCACGATACCCTCCTGTACTATCAAGAGACGTTACATCAATCGTGTCCCTCGACATAGAAGGTCCAGTGATAGAATTAATCTCAGCGATGTTCTGCCAAACTGATTCATCATACCAACGCCGAAATATCGTTCCAACACCCGCAACAGCATTACTTGCCATACATTTACCTCCTTTTCTTAATTATTAGCGTCGCTGTATATAAAAATTAATTACAAATCTTGGCCTGCCTTTATCATCCCAGTCCAGCAACGCTATATCACCGGAACAATAAATAACAGTGTACAAAGTATCATTCCATGTTTCTTGTGCCCGGCCATGTAATGCACTTTGTATTTTTTGAGCCAACGCATATCCGTCCACGTATTTCCTACTACGTACACGTATTTGTATGGTTGGATAATAATATCCTTGATCATTCAATGTAAGCATCGGAGGAAACCCAGGGGTATCAAATATTGTAACACAATCATCTGGTGTGCTTTCCTCTTTCCCAACAAATAAATTTCTTACGGCACCTGATGATCCTGAACTTAAACTAAGATCCAATTCAGCTTCAAGCATATCCCGTATATCTATCGAAGGTGCGTTCATCGTATTTTTATATTATCTCGTACTGATTTTAATATTGTAGCAGTATTTTGAGAAATAGCTAATTGAAACCATTTTGCCATTGTTCCAGGTGTCTTAAATTGTGCATCCACCATCTCATGTACTGCTGCTGCATAATTTGCTGAATATCCCATGATTAATATTTTTTCTGTTTTTGCTTTTGCGCTCACAGTTGCTTTTGCTTCAGCAATCAAATTTGTATGTGCTGCTTCTAATTCAGCAGCATCCCCTCGATCATTACTAAAACGAGGTGGTTCGGTATGAGTGCCTAATGTTGTGACAATAAAAAAACTAGAACGAAGATTACCTAAATCTATAGGTGTAGTAGGTTCAGCAATACGTTTAATATCAATTGCTGCATTCAACAATCCTTTTATGGAACGTCCTTCAATCTTTTTAATCTCTTTATTAAGATTGTTCATCACCTCACGTAATCCTTTTACTGACGTTATCATAAATATACTTTTCTTAAAAATTCACTACTACTTCCTAATGCAGGTATTTTATCAAACTTCTTAATCACATACGCTTGTTCAATTTCTGAAGGTAATGGATCACTTTCTAAATCAATCAACGCTCCCAAATATAAACACCCATCTACATCTAAATCTTGTGTTACATACACTTCCGCACGACTAACACATTGTTCACCATTATTCAATAAAATCATCTCATTACTATTCTCCCACCTGCATGTGATCTCAATAGGAGAATCATACACGTACCCACCTGTCCCATCGCTTACGGGGTTTCCCCAATAAACTGCTGTTTGCACACACATTCTGCTTATGACTGCTTCAATTCCCATTAGTCATCAAAATTTTTAATAGCACGTATAGTAGCTGCAGTTTTTCCCAATCTGCTTATTTGTCCTGTAAAATCCAATTGTTTTACCATCTGCCCATATGGTGTTGCATCTAAGCCTTTATCCCATTTTCCTGTATATTTCACAGATGCATCACCTAGTTTTTCTTCACTCGTCATCCTGTACACAGTGCTTGCAATCATATGCGCCACATACCATTTTTCAATCTCAGTCATCAACGCTTCCGACACTTCGGTATCATCGGCATATACTTCAGTAATGACTGTATCCGCAGATGTTATAAAAGCATTAACAACAGCATCAGGTGCTTGTGTTGCCGTTAAATTCATCAACGTGCGTACTTCATCAGCAGTTACAAGTGCCATTATTCACCCTCCTTTTCTTTTTGTCGTGTATTCCACAACATTGGATCAATAAAATTAAATACTTCACTTTTCCATTTCAATCCCGCCCAATCTAATATATCATACAATTGAGTATAATCACCATACACCATCCTTTGCGGCCACATCACTTGGCAATTCAAACCTGCAGTGATCATCTGTACAAATCTTTTTTCATACTCATGCACCCACCACAACCATCCTTCTCGTGCATCTTTTGCACCTACTTTTGTTTGATTTTCTGGATTCGTAAATGCTGTCATATATCCTGTTTTTAAACAAGATTGTATCACATCACCTGTCCTCCTACGTACAATTACCCATTTTGCATTAGGATACGCTTCATGCCACAAAGGCCAAAGAAGCGTTGCCAAAGAACTTTTATACAACCAAACACCTTTTTCATATCCTTCTTTTTCCAAAATCGCATCTACTCGTGTTTTCCAATTAATTGGAATTTGAAGATCATCTAATTCTGGAAGTGGATATTGTCCTTCCGTATCTGCACCAACCATTTTTAATAATGGTTTCTCTATTGTTTCAAATATACGATAATTTTCATACCGTCCTGGTCGAAAATGCGATTCTCCTGAAAATGCACCACATAACTGCATTACTCCTGCAATCATATTTGCCCCGCTTCTCGGACAACCTGTTATTATTATAGGTGCTTTTTCAATCATACCCAATATTTTTTAATCCATTTATCTGTTATTTGATGTGGACGAGGTACACCATGACAAGACACAATTGAAGCATTACGTGGAACAATGTGTGTTCTATATATTTTTGCTTTTTTATAACTCACAACACTTCCTGGAGCCCAATCATCCCAAAGATCCCATTGACGATCTTTTACACATTTCCATAACCAAAACCGCTCTCTTCCTTTTGCAAAATCTTCAGCAGCTTTAGGGTTTTTTACGAAAGGTGTCCAGAATACATCTTCTGCTTCTTTTCCTGCTTTAAAACTCATAATATCGCCATCTGGGATGCGATCCTCACCAAAATTGGAACGACTACAAAACAATCCATCATATTGCATTAATCTATCCAAACTTCCTGTAATCACAATATCAATATCCAAACAAAGAACCTGATGTCCAAATAATCCTGCAGCTTCACTAAACATATACACCCGTGGAAGAACACCTGATGTAGTTGGAGCTTTAAATGAACGTACCTCAATACGATCATCTAAATCCAATTTTTCATTAGTAAAGCAAACAAAAGTAAAAGGCATGGTTGCAAAACGTTGCACACCATAAAACAAATTATTCACATAACGTGATGGAAGCGAATGATCAATCTGTCCTGCACGTGCCATATGATGTGCTAGATGATTCACATGTCCTGTAGGTTGCTTATATCCTGTTTCTTGCCACCTATCACCTTGCCAATAAAAACAAACTACATACATACATCCTCCTTTTTTCTTGCTAAATCATCTAACCATGGAGCAAATGACGGATTACGAAAATCATAATGTGGACCTTGTCCCGTGACAATTATTGCTGATTCAGGTAATTTTTGTGTACGTAACGATTCCGTTTTAATCATCCAATTTCGTGGAAATGTAGGTTGATCAGGAATCCACACCCCATACATATCTTGCTCACCCCTATATACATTCATATACTCATCTGCATTTTCACGGAATTTATAATACACCCATGATAATGCGCCTGAAACAAACAACATTGTTGCTGCTTGATACCTATATACCCATCCCTTTTTATTAACAGGTTTACACCATTTTTCTCGTGGTTCACCAGAATCAAACATCACAAGATCATTACAAGGAAAATCCAAAATAGGTTGCAAGCTTTTGACCACATGTGTATCCGTGTCTAAATACAATGTAAGACCTGAAGGTAAATCTGGACGGAATAATTCTACCTTCGCCCACCATCCCGGCCACCCATTATTAAATGGAATTTTAATAGCATCAATTTTAGCATCAGGTTGATTAGTGAGGCAATAAAAATCATAAGGACGATCAATATACTTATCTACCGTTGCATGTAAACGATCAATATCCGATTCTTTAAAATCTCGTTTACGATAATTCCCAACCCAGAACAAACATATTATATTAACTTTCTCCTTCATATCAATACATCCTCTTTTTTTGCTTGCCAACAATGATCCACTGATTCTTTAATATGCGTAGGTATTAATTCAGCTAATGCTTTTTGCACCCCTTCAAAATGTGTATCATGCCCTGATACCATTCCACCTGCTTTTACTTTCGGAACCCATGCCCGAATATCTTTTACAACTGATTCATAATTATGATCAGCGTCAATGAAGATAAAATCAAGCGAATTATCTTCTACATTTTGTGCCATATTCCAGGACAACCCTTCTAAAACTTTAATCTTGGGTAAAAGATGATGTAAGCGAATAAAAAATGTACGTTTCGTATCCATACCATGCCATCCTGAATTTGGCATCGGTGACCAATTATCAGCAACAACCAAATGTTTTAATGTTGGACAATTTTTGAATATATATAAAGTAGTATCACCTGAAGCTGCACCTATTTCAGCACCAATTGCATATTTCCGATCATTGATTACACCTGCTAACCAATGCATACGTTTTGGTCGTTGTGATTTTAATTTTTTCATAATAATAAAGCTTCTTCTAAAGTTACTTTTGGAAATTCTTGAATCCTACTATCTGGGTTCACATTATATATCTGTACACCTAAATCTTCTGCATCTCGTTTAATTGCTTTAAAACCTACTAAATGTCGTGCAAACGGAGGTGTGTGTTTTTTCAATTTTTTACTTTGTTCTGCTAATGTTCGATACAAACTATGCCAATGTTGTTTTCCTTGTTCATCCAAACGCATATCAAACCCAAGAAGAAATATACGTTTAGCCCCAAAATGTACAGCAAGATTAATAGCTGCTGATCCACTATTTTCATTCCAACTTATTTTTGCACGATTCAACGTCAAACCAAAAGGACGTGTATTATCTCGTGGAATGTATTTAAACCAATTACAAGGTTGTACTTTAGGTGATAACGATACTTTTAATCCAGGAAACTGTGATAATACTTCCCCGTATTTCAAAAAGAAACCACCATCCCCAAAAAATGCAACATCTACCCATTCCCCAAATAAAAATGCAACATTTACACCTATCACATGCTTATCGTGAATCAATTCCATGTAAGGAGAAAAGACGCTCGGTTTAGAAGATCCTTCAAGCACACTTCTAACCACCACATCGGGTATCTTGAACTGCTTAGAAAGCGAAGGACCACCTCCTAATATCCAAGCATCTCCTCCTTTCCATATCTGTGGAACCTTCCAAATCATCTTTCCATTTCTTTAATCATCTTATTTCCTTCATCCTCTGTTACAGGGTGTGTTACTTCAGAAATAATTTTACCATTTTCATTCACAATATCAAATAAACCTTCTTCAGTCACACTAGGACGTAACATATACTTTGGACGAATAACTACAACAGGTTTTTTACTAAATGGTAAAACCGGAACTTTTTTTGCCAGTTTTGCTTGTTCAACATCATCCAAGCATACGACAACATCCCGAAATGCCTTTGGAATCTCTTCCTGGTACGCCCTAAACTTTTGTCCTGGTTTAATAATTGTGCGTTTACCACCTAATAGGACATGTAATGATCCACCTCCTACTTTTTGCCACATTGGACGAGGATCTTCTTGTGATACCGCAGTTTTTGTTCTTGCCATTGTTTACATTGATTATGTTAATAATAAAATTTAAAAATACCTGATTAGTATTTTTATATAAAAAATATTAAGCGAGATGCACAATACCGGAACGACCATCCTGATCAGAACGAATCTGAGGAACTTGAATAGTCATTACTTTGTACTTCGTGATCATCCCACCTTCAGTATTCCATTCAACATTCTGCAAAGGCATGCCACGAACTAAACGCACAACATTAGAAGTCATTTGAACAAGAAGAACATTATTTGCAGGCAATTTATCAACTACCTTAATGTCCGTGATGCCATTAACTTTCATTATGCGCTCCCTCAAAGTTGTTCCAGGGGTAGTTGTATCATAATCATTATCCATAATCGTTTCATATGCCGTAGGTATATACAAACGATAAGGACCAAAATGATGATCATTAATTGCCACCTGTTTCATGTACAAAACAGTATCCAAAACATCCTTAGCGGAAGTTGCAGAAAGATCACTCCATTCAGCACCTGGGACATCCGTAAATGCTACAAGATTCCTGTCAGGATGATTTACATAACTGTAAATGGTATTACGATTACGAGAATCTTTTGCACCAAAAGAATACGTAGTATCAGTAAAAAGCATATCTTCAAGCTTTTCCTGAACTTTACGAGCAGCAAATTGTGCATCCGATACATCTAATGGATTGCCGAGATTCCTGCTTGCAGCAAGTGCACGTGCATTAATTTCGTAATCAACATGAATAATTGGAATAGGCAGATAATTGTAATTGAAATCAGGACGATCACCTAAACTACGTGTAACACCATCCATCGTTAATGATGCTTCCATAGCGTCGGATACATCATGCCATTCAAGAACAGTAGTACCCATTGCATTTCCAAGATTGTATACTAAACCTGAATCAATCAGATCTTGTACACCTCCTAAACGAATCCGCTGTACTTCAATCAACGCTTCATCCAATTGTTTCCATTCATCCCTACGCAACGTAGCATTGGTATTGATAGGAACAACTTTATAACTGTCGATTTTATCAACAGGACCTCCTGCATAAATAGTCACATATGAACGTCCTGTCTTTTCATCAAAAAACGGACGAAGCGCACCAGGATCAAGGCGTCCATTCTGCATCATATAATGTGCAATATTCCCTGAAACCTTGCCATTACTAATCAAATCAATATTCACTTTCATAGTTTATTCCTCCTTTCTTAATTATAAAATCCTTACTTTGATACGTTTATTGGTAACGAGGAAATCAACCCCACTGGAATCAGCGGACGAATCCACATTTTCAAGTGCGTAACCTACGATCTGATTAGTCAGATTTTTAGCAGTCTCTACACCAGGATCAGAAGATTCCCAATCAGGAACATGTTTTTGCAAATATCCTGCACCATTAGATTCCAATGGATCCCCGATGTGAACATCTTGCCCATCTGCAAGAATTGCATAAACAATCTCACCACGAGTAGCAATCCAACATTGTACCTGATCACCTTCAGCATACGCTGTATCAATGTCATTACCTTGCAATTCATCCTCAAGGGCAAACATAGGTAATACATTCCCACCTGCCGTAGCATGTACTTGAACAGTTCCTGAAGAATTCAACTCAATCAAGCAACCTGGATAAATCGTTGCAGCAGCTGCTTTATACTCCTCAATTATATCAGAGTACTTTTTTAATTTAATTGTGTGAAAAGCCATATTATTTTCCTCCTTTCTTTATTTAAATTCAACACCAGTAGGAGCCATCGGTTGAATTACTTCTGCACCATTCGTGCGTACACCTGCAGCAGCAGCTGAATAATCCGTGACTTCAACATCCTTCACCATCCCAGCGATCTTTTCCAACATATCTACACCCATCGCTTGTAATTCCTCATTCGACCAAGTATCCTTAGCATTACCTTGGATCTTTGCAATGAGTTCAACCCTGCGAGCATTCAATTGCTTTTTGCCATAAGCTAAAGCAGCTTGATCTTCAGCGGAAAGTGCTTGCACTTCCTGTTTTTCTTCAGGTGCAACTTCTTCCGGAAATAATTTATCCAGAACAGCTTCTTCCTGAGTAAGTAACCACTCCCTGTCGGCGCTAGTAAACTTGGTTTGTTTATGATTGATCAACGCAACCACCTTTTCCATGCACTGGCCACAAGGTTTCTTTTCTTCAGCCATACTTTTGTCCTCCTTTTTTGAATTATTATTAAACTTTGTTCTATGTGTTCGTACAACATTGTACTCCACTTTTTTTACAACTTCAACAGGATCGCCTGAAAAATCAAGAATACCATCTTCATTAATCTGATAGTCCTGTTTGTACAATTTCGATGAATTAGAATTCTTACTCCTTGCTTCATACACCACATGATCTTCAAACACCTCATGCAAAAAATGGTAATAAGAATCATTATCAAGACCATCTATCTTTCTTGCTGCAGACTCAACTAATTCTCGATAACCCATATCTGCATTACTTTGAATTACTTGTTCCACACACTCCTGTTTCATTGTTTTAAAATCACTTTCTTCTTTTTTCAATTTGTTACCTCCTTTCTGATTTGTTCGTATACCACAACCATCATTCCAAGAACAGGCACCTGTCCCCCCGGGCAAAAGGGCTAAATGATCTGGTCTATGATTCCTTGCAATGGCTGTATATTGTTCATTGTTCCATGTTCCTTGTTGTTCCTCTTCTTCCGTAAATACACCTACACTAACATCTAATGGATCGCCTAGTTGTATGAGTTCAAGAGTTGCTGGTGATTTTTCTGATAATTTTTCAACATCAATCCAAACCTCAGCTTTCAATTTATCATTTTCCATATATGCATTAAACACCCGTCCTACTTTCTCTTCTTCTAACACACTGGGTGAATTTGCTGAAACATTCATGCCTTCCCTTTCAGGATGGTTGATCACAACAGGAATACCATTCCATGCTTCTGGAAAACGTCCTAGTTCATCTGCTGGATGCAATAATGCTCCATGACTCCCGTGATGCACCCCTTCAACCATCATTACAACAGGAACAACAATATGCTTACGTCCTTCATGTTGCTCCTCACGTATTTCGTAATTTTCATTTTTATTAATACTAAATACACCATATCGTCCATTATTGTTGTTTACTGTTGCATTTGCTTGTCGAATAGCAGAAGCGTCACAATACGCTTCTTTTTTACCTTCTTCCAAACATTTTATACGAACGGAATTGGCAATACTTACCCAACGCCGTTTTTGTGCATCAGTTAATCCTTTTTTGTGTTTATCCACATCAGCAATAGTCCAAGGCATTTTTCGTTCCTCCTATATTTTTTTAATATACTTAAAAAATACACAACTGCATTCTTCAGGCCATTCCATTAACTGTTCAAAATAATCCTTATGTGCTTCCATCCATTTCACAGGTGCTAATAATTGTTCACGTTCTTTTCCTGCACGTTTTTTCCAAAAATTATAATCTAACAAACCAAATATTGTAACACCTGGAATAAAATGAGGAATAACAACATTTATAGCATTTGTAAATGTTGGTTCTTGTTTAGGTGCATCAAATAAACAAATCTCAATTGGAACACCTGGAAATCTTTGAATCGTTGCACTAATATTTCCTACGTAACATGCCACGTTATCATAAATAGCTCTGGTGTTTGAAAGAAATATAGGTACAAGGTCCTGATTATTTCGTATCTGTAATCCCTGCGACTTAGCTGACGCTACCTGTTGCAGATTTGCTTCCCATTTATCAAAACAATAAAATGGACGATTATATTTTGCTTGCACCAATCCTTCCAACAATGGAACAGCCGTACCGCCTAACCATGAACCTAATTCCATTGCTACGCCTTTTCTTTGCCATTCACTGCCTATCTTTCGTAAATAATCATGTACTACAGTTGGTGTCATAGCAGGTATAGTTTTATATTTCCCGTGTTCGTTCATCACTTATTTATTTTGATTGTTTCTTGTTCACCTCTATGCGGTAGCGCAATACATCTACACCCAGGATGTACTGGAATCATCCCTTCTATTTCATCCAATGTAAATATTCGTCCTTGCAAACTTGCACAACGTTCACATACTCGATCATCTCCTGCCGTCAACCATTCAGCTTGTACTGTCACCCCTGCTAATCTCCAATTTCTATATTCTTGAATCGTAGCCATATGATGTGCTCGAATTATTTCAGTACGAGCAATAAGTTCAGCACGACGCTTTGCTGGAATAAACCTTCCTAATGTGTCTGTTATACCTAATTCACCAATCCCTGATCCATTTATAGTTGATACCAGTTTTTTAGCAATTAAACGAGGACCATCACCATCGGCTAATCCTTGTGCAAGAATTCTGCTTAACTGCGTACCCATAACATCCGTAACACCTTTCAATTCATTATATGCTCGAATATATATCAATCCTAAACGATCCAAATGCACTGGTGTAGACATACTAATTGCCACACCTCCTGTTTGTTCAATAGTCGGAACATCAAATCCAGCGTTTCGTAATTCCATTCTAGCACGCATAACGCCTCGTTTGTAACTATCAAACAAATACTTATTCATCCAACTTGCATCAACACTTGCTCCTATTTGTTCCATTTGCCTAACATCCAAAATACCACGATCCACTTGCTCTTGCACCCATTTCATAAATGCAGTAACTTTATCTTTCGCTAATGTAAATGCAAATGCTTGATAAGGTGGAACAATCATTTGCAAGGTGTGTAATTGCATACCAAAACAATCCTGATCTAACACCGTTTTTTTAATCACTGCAATTAATTCATTAAAACGCTGATTCATCCCCGCAGCAAATACATTACGAAGCACAGTAGTGTGTGTAGGATCAAATCTACGTGTTGTAGATAATGTCATAGGTGCTATATGTAATCCTTCAACATTCATTCTTTCGCAACAGGTGATGTATTCAACATTTCTTCTTCTTCAGATGTTATTATAGGCTCCTGATTCATATGCTCTTCTAAACTCCTTTGAACATCTTGTCGTTCCTCAGGTGTTAATCCAAGAAAATATTTAAAGAATACCTCAGGAGTAATCAAACGTTCAATCACAGGATTATTTGCATAATTACGCAAAGCTTCAGAACGGAACCTTCCTATATCTACCCTGTCTTTTTCACTCAATGCAAACAAATCTTGCCATTTAACAACATACTCCGTTACTTTTGGTAATACCTTTAATTCAATCAAACGATCAATCAAAGGGCGTAAAATATGTGGTTCAGCATGTTCATCCCTTCGTGCATTTACCCAAGCAACCCATTCACCTTCATCTTGTGTGCTTGATAACTCACCTCGTTCACTTCCTACCAGTATACGTTTTGGAATACCTGTTACGGCAGATACCATTTGTAAAATAACATCCACGTGTCCTTTTGGATCAGCGATCTGTTGCTCTAATGCTTCTAATTGCACACCTTCATTAACAAGAATACGGCGAAGATTATTTTCATATTCATCTACTTGTTCTTTTAACGCTTCAACTGCTTCATTTGTCATTTGATAATCTGGATCTACCTTTCCAAAATACCCAGGACGAGCACCTCGCCAAAACATTTCAGAATCACCTCCTACTACTTTTTCCAAATCCATTAAACGATTAAAAACAGACTCAAGTACAGGTATACCAAATATATCAGATTCTAATGTATCGGTCACAATATGTATAATACGAGTATAATGTACTCGTATTGTTGTACTAGTAGTTTCATCAGCATTTTTTATCTGCAAAGAATAAATCAATGGCATTCCATAACGTGGATTACGAGTGTCCGTTTCATACGTTTCAATCTTTGCATTATCTTGTGAAAATGGACGAATGTATTTTAGATTTAAAGCAGCAGTAGTTGTAACAGGTTGCTCAAATTTTTCTTTATTTGATACATCGCTCAATCCAAGCAATAAAACAGCATACTCACCAATACTTGCTAATCTGTCTACACGTGCTAATTTTGATTTTAAACCTAACTTACGATCTAGCTCCTTCCATTTTTTTGTCAAAACGTCCGTCTTCTTATCCGTTATTTCAATTAAATCTAACGCACCTTGCCATGTTGCCTTTACCGGACGATCAATGATTGCTTTTGCCATATCTTGGCGATAATACCTGGCAAGAAAATCTTTATATGACAATGTTTCAGGATACCCAAGTGCTTTAAATAAATCCCTATCACCACCATAAGATTGTGTTCCCATCCTGCGAGCGAGGCTTGTTCGTTGCATCAAAATACTCATTGTAAGTAATTTATTTTGCAACACTTGTACTTCTGATGGCTTTGTTCTTTTCATATCAATACTAAAATTAAACAAAATTTTAATAAATAAACAATATCTATTCTATTTTATAGATATTTTTATTTCATAGCGTTCCAATACTCCTGAAGTGTACAACCAATCCATTTTGCCCTCTTGCGCTCTACAATACGCATTTTAACCCAAGAGATAGAGTGAACGGCCCCTATGCCTGCTAATACAAATACAAACAACGCAGTAGCCGCAAATGTAGCAATGTAATACCCGTGCTCGCTGTTGTCGTAGTTCTCTTTCTTTTTGTTTCCCAAGGCTGTCATAACGAATCCCACAACAAATAAGAATATCTCTACTCTTACCGCTTGTTTTTTGGGGAACTTAGTAAGATACCAGTTCGTCATCCCCGGAGTGGGGAATAGCTTTTCAGCTTGTTCGATTTGATCTTTTGTTGGTGTCATAGCTTTCCTTTCATTATGTAGTACGCACAAACCACGCAAATAATTTGAAATAATCCGATCATCCACCATTGTCCGAAACTGGCCACGGCAACAATACGATCAATAATAGATACCGTGCCGATATAATCCAGGGGTAAATGTGCCGCCAAATTATGCACGTAGTTAAACAGGACGACACGAAACAGGACATAGAGTAGAATGTACTTGCCAAGCAATTTTAATAGCTTCAGCTTGCTTTTAATCCCTATGCAAATAGCTTCCCAAGCAAACATAAATACAATCAGAAACCAGCTTGCAATTAGCAATACTTGTATCTGTTTGCTTATTACCTTGTCGCCGTGCAAATACAAGCCTTCAGATATGGCTTCGAATAGGATGGGTAATATTAGTAGGAGGCGGGTCATGGGTTTACTGTTATTGTTGCCGTGAATCCGGCTGCCGTAAATTTAGCCTCTATACTTGATTTTGCTGCTAATCCGGTAGCTGAAGGAGGTGCGTTACCAGTACCACTTAAAACAAATTTACAATCCTGAATAGGCGTGTTAATGGTAAAATAATTGTCTATATACACCAATATTGAGTCAATCTCACTCTGAGACAACGCAGCTTTATATGCAGACATACCTATTGTGCTATCAAAATTTTTATACGCCCCCCTTGGTATTCCAGTTAATTTATTATTATCCGCATAAAACCTTGTCGTCCCTTCTGCAAAACTCTCATTAGATAAATCACCTGTCATATAATAGGTTGCAGACCCAGCTATGGCTATATAGGTAAGTAAGCTTGGTATTTTTAAAGTGCCAATATTACCAGTAAATCTACTCCCTTGTATTTGCAAAGAAGTTATTTTTTCTGGCAACGTCCAATTGCCCGGATTACCAGTAAATAAACACCCAGATAAGTTTAACGCAGTTAATGAGTCTGGAATATGCCAGTTAGTTAATTCTCCATACGATTTTAATTGTGATGCGATAGATAATGATTTAATTGCACCATTATTGCTTAATATTTGCACATAATACGGGTTATTTTCTGAGCTATATGATTTTGTTATATTTACGTTGTTACCCGTGTAATCATTATTAGTTCCATCTCCCCAGTTTATATTCACCGTGTATCCATCATTAATACTAAGCTGATTTATAACCACGTCTGTTAATGTGGTTTGATCAGTTTTAAACACCAATGGTGTATTAATAGAGATAGGTTCTGTAAATTCACTATACCATGTACCATATTTTGCTCTTATTTTAAAGCTAATTTCCGCACCCTGCCATGTATAGACACTATCTATCTCAGCACCTATCGCAGTAGTTGATGATAATTCATACGTCCCAGCATTTTTGCTTTCCCATATTTCAAAACTTGATTGTCCTAATGTTTTATCAACCCATGTTAATTCTGCAAAATCATTTACCCACGTAACAGCAAAACTGTCAGGTTTTAAATCTTTATATAATTGTTTGTTCAAATAAGCTGATACTCCTCTCGCTATTTGGTTATACCCATATACAGACGGGTGAACCCCATTTGAGTGAATGCCGTCAACTTTTGGGTATCCATCATCCCTATTAAGGAATATAGCCTCATAGCTACAATCAACTCTTTGATCATATTCACCGTTAGCAAAAGTATCAATAATAGCCTTCCAATATTTATGTATATTATTAATATACACATCATGTATTCCTATGCTTTCATCATAATTTGCGTTCCATCCGTTTCCCGTATTTTCTGAAATTGTAGGTATTCCTAATATCAATCTTATCGTATCATTAATAATTAAAAATGAATCAATTAATGTTTTTGCATTATTTATAACTATTGCAATATCACTGTCCGTTAACCCATCGTCGGTAACATAACAATCTTTGAAAGTGTCATTAATTCCGAGCCTAACATATACGTAGTCCGGCGTATCAATTGAGTAGTCAGCAAAATAGGCAGGTAAATTTATTCTATCTGTTTTAAAGAACTTGCCATGAGTTCCGGTATTAAATCCATACCAAGAGGAACCCGCGTAACCTTCCGTTTTCTCTGTTATTCCAATTGTGCCTAAAAATACAAACGCAGTATCTCCCAATAATGTGTCTGAATTTAATTCAATGGTTCCTCCACCCATCGTAGAGTCGCCAACTAAAATTATTTTCTTTTTCGTTTGAGGTGCCTTAGCGTAGACTGTTATTATTATAGTGTCCGTATGATATAAATATGAATAATTGTAGAATTTACAAATCAATATATGGTCTCCTGTATCACTTATAGATGGCCTTATACACATATTGTTTCCGACATCTATGCCTATATCGCAAATATAATCTACTGATAAATTATTTATAATTGGCACATTTATCAAGGCATCACCATATACAGTCACAGAATCATCAACTATTAACGCAACACCGTTTTCAGGTAATGTGAAATAAGGCAATAACATCCATGGTAATATCTGATCATAATACACCTTCCCCCCGGACAAATCAAACGTCCTTATATCAGAAGGAGGAATATTCATACCAGAATAAAAGCCAAATTGCCCAAAAACAGACAATCCAAATAATACAAATAATATACTTAAACCTGTTTTCTTCATTGCCTTTTCTTTGATGGGATCATCACTCCTATTCTTGCTTCATCATTCACAATAATTCTTATATTACGAACAATACGCATCCCATCCCCAAATGAAAAACTTTCATTAGGTGCTACTTTAATCCCATTTGCCGTAAACCCATCCAATACTTTAGCAAATCCTTCCACTATTGTGGAATCTGTTGCATTCTCAGGCACGCTAACAAATACAGCATATACATTATCTTCTTCATCAATATTTACGGTATCATTCGTAATGGTATAAAACGAATAATTAGCTAATCCTGTTTGTGCCATTACCACTACGCTGCACATACACATAAACACAATAAAAATAATCTTTTTCATACTCATTTCAATTTAAATTGTTTATACCATTCTACAAATCTTTTTACTCCTTCTTCTAAAGTTATTTTTGGAACGAATCCCATTTCTGTTAATGCCGTTGTGTCCATCATAAAAGGTGCTTCTGCACGTACATCTTTCATCATTACCGGGCACATATCCCCTACTTCATCTTGAATTAATTTAATCAAATACGTTAATTTGTGTGAAAACCCAGCATTTACATTCAATACACGAAAACCTTCATTTTGCTTTGTTTCCGCTAACAACATCGCCTCAATGACATCTTGCACATGAATAAAATACTTCCAAACATTTCCTTCATATAAATTAATAGGCGTTTTATGCATTACTGATTCCGTAAACTTCCAAACCGCCATATCCGGACGACCCATTTCCCCATACACCGTCCCGAGACGAAACACCGTTACAGGAATCCCATATGAGGCGGAATAAGAACGAGCTATCTGCACATTTACATCTTTTGACAACGTATATGCATTATGCTTCACGCCAGCGTCTATGGTGGAAAGAAGAACGATTTGACGTAAAGGATAATCTCGTGCTGCTTTCAACAACTGTACCCAGTCCCTTACATCCTGTAAAAGGACCTCTTCGGGATGTTCCTCAGCATATCGAATGCTTGCATGTGCTGCCAAATGCACCACCACATCCGGTTGTTGATATTCCCATAACGTTGTTATTTCATCTATGACGTTCGCTTGCACAATCTTTAACCTTCTATCATCCGCTTGTCGCAACATCGCCAAACGTTGTAATTTTATCTCCTTCCCATAATACTCTTCCGACAAATTATCCACAACAATTACTTCGTCTCCTCGATGAAGTAGATTTAATGCGAGATTTGCACCAATAAAACCAGCACCTCCTGTGATAAGATACTTCATGTGATCCTCCTTACTTCTTTTCTTTTTACTAATTGATTCCATCCAGCTGCCGAAGCATCCACTTGATCTTTGTATTTTCCAAATGGAAAATAACGATGCTCCTCAATAAATAATACATTCCACGCTGCATTTAACAAAGAAATCATTCCATTATTTACTTGCACAGCATATGCATCTGCACGATACACTTTATCTCCTGTAGGACGATCAGCGTAACAAGCAAAACCTGCAAGATTACGAATAGTTGCTTCGGCTGATTCTTTTCCACCTGATCCCGGTTCTTGTTCCACGTACACATATACACGAACACCATCTGCATACGCTGTTTCTTTTATAATCCTTTCACGATGCTCTGCACCCCATTGCCCTCTCTTCACATCCAATATAAACCAACGCCCATCTCGTAATTGTGCAATCTTCACACCTACCGTATATGCACCTGCATCTGCCGTTCCCGCCTTATCCCAATATCGTACACAACGTACAATTTGATTAGGTTTAGGTGGGTACGATTCGATCTGAAAATGCTCTACTTTAAACATTCCTCCACCCGGAGGTGTTGGATCTTGTCCTATCTGTCCTGCATACCCATAAACACCAAGATCTGCTTCAAGATCTTTCAATACTGCCCAACTCAACCGTCTCGGATCTAATAAATCATCTCGATAATTACTTGCTAATTCAGGTGGATTGACACGTTCCGCATACGCACGTATTTCACCAGGAAGGCATATATGTCTGATGTTTGCTTTCTTTTTATTCAAAAGATGCCCTGTTGGGTCATCTTGATGCAATCGCTGCATAATACCAATTGTAACTGAACACTCTTTGTCCGTTTTACGTGTTGGCAACGTTTCATCAATCCAACGATTCGCTGTAGCTATTTCTTTTTCACTTGTCGTTTTATTTGGATTCAACGGGTCGTCCCAAATTAATATGTCCCCATGAAATCCTGTCAACGTTCCACCTACCGATGTGCTATACCTATTACCTCCATTTACCAAACTCACTTTCCCTGCTGTCACCTGTTTCCGCACAATCTTAAAATTCCCTTTCGTATCTTTATCTTCTCGAATATCAATATCAGGATACAACTCCCTGAAACGCTCCGATCTCACCAAATCCCTGCAATACTCTGCTGACTCCAACGCCAACGCTAACGAATACGATGCCGTGATGAAACGCATCCAATACCATTTCGTCCAACACCACGCAGGGAACATAATAGAACAGGTGATAGTTTTCGTAGTACCGGGTGGAACGTTGATCAAAAGATCATACAGGCGCATTTGTCGATTCCCGACACGTTCGGCAAGCTTTTCAAGCTCTTGACAAAGATACTCAATATGCCAATTTGGTTTAAATGATTGTGTAGACACCTCGTCCCAAAAATATTCAATGAAATGAAACAACGAACGATTATTCAATTCACGAGACACAGCAAGTGGATTGGAAAGCACCTCTTGCATATCCGGTGCATTGATTAATTCGTTATGCTGCCTTCTCATCTTCTTGTTCTTTTTTATCTACGCTCGCATCTTCCTCAACCACCTGTGCTTCTTCTGTCAATAACTGCCTTTTCGCCTCTAATCTTTTCCTTCTTGCTTTTTCCAAACCTTCTAACGCTTTTAATTCATCATCAGTCATGTGTGCAAGATCAATCGTGGGTAATTCTCGTTTCACTGTCGTATCTATGTGTCTTGCATCGACCCAATTCGTCTTATCTTTATTCATCAACCAAAACTTCTGTGCATTAAACGTAGGCAGCACGTGTTTTTTGACAGGTACCTCAATCACCTGCCCTCTCCACACCACTACTTGCGTTTCTTCCACCGTGTACCCAACTGCTGTTTTATATAACGCTTTCTGTACCTCTAATGTCGCTTCCACACGCCCTCTCAACAAAGCATCCAAGAAATCTGGGTGTTCCCTTTTCCAGTTTGCCATTGTCGTATCCGCCACTCCCATGATCACTGCAATCTGCGTATCCTCCAATCCAACCCTTGCCAACTCATACGCTTGACGACAACGATCAAGGTTGTAAAGGGTGGGACGGAGTGCCCAGCTGCTCTTCTTCCTACTTACTACCGTTTTATTATATCTGCGTGGCATATCCCGTTTTAAACTTTGATATATACTATTCAAATTTAAAAAATCTTCTTCACTCCAAAACATAAATTACCCTAAAAACATTTTGAAAAAATTTTTACCCTACCTCATCTCACCTATTTTTTCAAAAATTATATTTTGTCATTTTTCGTATCGTTACATATGGTGAAATCATGTTTTTTAAAAAATCTGCACACCTCACACCTCACACTGTACACGCATGAGGTCCCACGTTTTTATACAAAAATTTCATCGCACACAAACGCACACAAATTAAGGCATCTCACCCACCTGCCTGCCTCACCCGCACCTCACCAATAAAATCAATATAGGGATCACAAAAAATACATATCTCATCTTACCCACTAAAATCTCACCCCTCTTTAATCTAAAAAATGAAACAAAAGATTGGATCAATAAATAATGAATAACGAACACAGAGATGAATGAGATAACACAGATGAGATATGTATGTAACATACGTATAAACAATAAAGGCCTCCCGAAGGTGGCCTTCAAACTCCTTTGACACTAATACCCTTTCGGAATGGTCAATGAGCATATAGCACAAATGTATGTATTTTAGGTAAGATGAAGATAACAGCAAAGTAGTAATAAGATAATAGCTAATTAGTGAATAGATAACAGATAGTGTAGATAATAGCGAGATGAATGAATAGATAATAGCATAGAAGGTAGTAGGAAAACATCTAACCCTGTGAAAAATTTTGACAAAAATATCGAGTGCCTTCACCCGCCTCCCCCACACCCCAATCATTCGATGACGTACCCCCCGGGCCCTTGCACACCGGTTACATAATCCCAACATCATGCACCCCTTGCTAAATCACCATTACACGAATTAAACCTCACGTCTCCCGCGCTGTCACGAGCCTCCAACCCCAATTTTTTCCCCCACACCTGCCTCCTCATTCAAAATACGACGCTCCTGCCCTGCTCCCTCAACTGCACCCCACCTTAACATATTCTCCCTTATTGTCATTTGATGTTTTATACATACATATATGTTGTTATATGAGATGATATATGCATATGAATGTTTATATGGTCATATGAGGTGATGTTGTGAATTATGTTTTTTGTCGATTCAATTCAATGTTTTTTATTGTGATGTTTGTGTTTTTGTTGTGATCAGTTTTGAGGTCGTTTTTCCAGGTAAAAAATAATTGATTTTTTATTGAAAATTGTGTGCGAAAAATTTGCATTTTGTGTGCGAATGTTATATATTTACATTGTATTTGAATGATACGTTTGACAATTGTAATTTTGTGATGCGTTTATGCGGAATGACGAGGTTCTTTGATATGTTGAATGTATTACACGAATGTGTTGTGTATTGCACGGTGTAGCAATTGTTTGATTGTGTGTATTGTCGTGAGACCAGGAGACATACAATGATGATGATGCAGCGAGGTGTGAGTGAGGCACGATACGTTACGTGTATATTACGAAACGATTGGAATTTTTTGTAATGACGTATTGATTCGTCAAAAGACTAACTGACGAGTTTTTAATAAACGAAACACGTTTGCATATTTTTTACGTGTGCAAACGTGTATTAGTCATGTATTAACCAATCAAAATTTACGCCATGAAAACAACAAAAAATTCAAACAATGCAGCCGCCACTGCTGATGCCGTCGTAACACGTATTAATCCTGATGCAGGATTTTCACCCGCCGAACTCACGAAAAAATACGAGGAGGAAGGTGACGACGTGAAACGTCGTAAAATGCAATCAGCCGATGTTCGTGCCCTTTCACCCCTCGAACGTGCCAACCTTTACGCCGAACGTGCAATGCAAAAAGCAAAGGAGTTGGAAGCACGAGCACAAATGATGATTGAAAAAGCAAAGGAGCGGGAGAGGAAGGAGAAGGAACGCCAGGAGGCACGTGCGAATCGTGCACAACACGTTGGTCCGTATTCTTCCACTTTGCAAATCATGTGCCGCGAACCTCGTACCATCACCCCCGATGTATTGTTTGAACAATTAACCGCCCTTGGCATTGACGTTGAAAAATCGAAATCCTCGATTCGTTCAACTTTTGCCGTCGTTAAACAAATTTTCAATGAATTGGAAAAAAACAATTTGTTGAAATAAACAATCGAACAAACGACCGGACGTTGCTTCATATGCAGCGCCCGGTTTTTGTTTATATGAACGTGTGACATTAATCACAATTATATCGTAGGAAACTACCATGTAGCTTTGCGTCACACGGTATGTATTATTTCATTCAATTACATGTATTATTTTTAAACCATAAAAACTTATCAAACATGAACTCGAAAAAATTTAATCCTGAGGTATTAACCAAGTTCATCCTCAGTGAAAAAGCTCCTAACAGTGTAATACTGGAACAAGCAAAAAAGGTTGCTGAGTTTGTTCGTCATAAGTCACTTGCGTATTGGACCTTTTATACGTTTGTAACGCACAAGTTCAAAAAACCTTACACTGAAACAGAAATTATTTCCTTACTGAAAAAAGAAACCGGTTTGGAAGTAATTTTTTGCAATGGTTTAAAGGGAACTACCTCAGAAGTAACTCTCGGTTATGAAGCGTACGAAGGTTTAATTTCACTGATGCCCGAAGATGACCATGAAAGTTTTTACAATCCTCCGACAGATTTCATTGATGACCTGGAGAAGTACAAAAAAGAGGTGCTAATACTATGGAAAGCGCTTAGGAAGTTATGACAGAAAACACCCGGATTACCGGGTGTTTTTAAACCATAAAAACTTACGACAATGAAAAGTAACTTTAGAAAATACGTAGAAACTCAATTAGGATTCCCTAAACATCTTGTTTGGTTTTCAGATAAAAGATGTAAAGGCACGAGGCGTATTAAAATCTCCAGGATTGAATTGAGCTTTATTGATAAAACGTTGATAAGCTCTATACCAGGTGTTTTAAAAGTTGATTGTACGGATCCTTTATTAAAAAAATACCCACATTATTATTGGGGTACTACGATTTGGATAAAAGGACGTATGAGGGATTTAATGTAATAATACATACTTTTACCTTTTTACAGACTAACTGATGAGGCGTTATTCGCCGAAACACATACTGCAATATTATTGTTTTATATTTGCAGTGTGTGTATTAGTCAACGTATTAATAAACTTAACTCCTTGCATATTATGAAAACACAAAACTTCAAATTATTACGAATTGCTTTACAGGCAGGATTGTCAAAAAAGCAAATTAGGGAAAAAGACTTCAGCAAGGCAGACTTCAGCAAGGCAGACTTCAGCAAGGCAGACTTCAGCAAGGCAGACTTCAGCAAGGCAAACTTCCGCTTGGCAGACTTCCGCTTGGCAGACTTCAGCAAGGCAGACTTAAACTACAAAATAGACGGAACCACTTAAGGTGCGTTTATTGCTTATAAAAAAGCACAAGGCACAATATTAAACCCATAAAACAATGATACAATTAACTAAACGCAGCATTTGGGGAATGCCTGTCACGTTACATATTGTGAATATAAAAACAGCAGGTGTTACCTTTTTTGAACTCACTTATCCTATCATTTCTATTCCTTTGCATTATCTGCGAACAGAAACAAAGAATGATAAAGTAGGCAGAGTTGTAGATATTTGTCAAAACTGATGTATTATTTTAAGACAGCCTGTAAATGTGGACCCTCGAAATAATAAGAGGTTGCAAAGTTCGACTCTTTGCCGGGCTGCTATTATTAACATTTAATAACTTTACTATTAATAACCTTTAATACTTATTATTATGGAAAAAGTTTATTACATAGGGACGATAAAGAAAGGCAATAAAGTAATATTGCAGGCTCGCACAAATGTAGATGATTTGAGTTGTGAGATACATGACTACTTTGGCGCACGATTAACCACAAAAAAGGACTTAAAAAACAGAAAGGGTTTATTTTTATCCTTCCTGCAAACCGATCCTAAGTATTCTCAAAAGTATGCCAACTGCAAAAGCATAAGAATTGATTAGCTTAACCATTGCCCGCTAACCTCTCTATCTGGTTAGCGGGTTTTGGCGGTAGATAACATTTAATAATCTAATATTTACGACAATGAAACTAACTAATAATTTTAACAAGTTTGACAATATTGTTAATAACTATATTAACGGGAATATTGCCGACTATAAAAAACAATTGAACCACTTATCTAAGGTAGATTTGATCCGGTTTACTTCATTCCTTAAATTTCAAGGATATAATTTACACGTAAATGTTAACGGATATTCTGAATTGATTTTAATTGAAAACTAATAAAAGCCATTCACATGAGAACAAAACAACACAACGGACTAAATTACGTATTTTACGGTTGTCTTATCGTTGCCTACAAAGGCCACAAAGCACGCAAAACAATCAAATTTCACACCCGGAAAGTATGTACAGCTTACTTTGATTCTCTTTAACCCTCTTACCTTGCCTCGCTTCCTTTTTGGTGGCGGGGTTTTGAGGGCAGAAAACATACCTATTTATTAATTTAATACACAAAACAATGAAAAGAATTTCCTTAACGAACGGGTCAGGCGCATGGTTTGACGCTGACAAAGCTGATTTTTACAAAGAAAATCAGTATCACAATGGTAGTAACTGGATCAGTAAAATTACCGGCTCACAATTTGAGCATGAAGGAGTTTACGTGACAAAATCCGGCAAGTTTATCCTTAACCACTGGTCAAACTGGCAGGGATCAGGTGAAACATACCTGGAAATCAGCAAAGAAAGTGCCGCTAAATGGTTTGCCTCACAAGATTTTCAGGATACCGAAATTCCTGATATTTTCCATTCCGAAGTTGCAAAGCTTGAAATTGTGTAACATGCTTTATGAGCCTTGCCCTTGTCAGTAAATTGGCAGGGGTTTTGGCATTGAAAGCAGATCGCAATTAACTTAAATATCTATATTATGAAAACTATTGAATTACTCGTTAAATTCGTGAATCAGAAACCTGGTTTAGAATTTTGTAACTATGGCGATTATAAACTGTATCGCCAGGAGATGAACGAAATAACAAGAGATAAGCACGATTTTAACGAATTGCTTACTCTTGCTTATCGGAGGATTGAAAAACTGGATCAAGCAGTCCACAATAAGCTATTAAATTCCGGCGATAGGTTATCCCTTGTTGATGGTCAACTACAATACATAACAGGGCAATATTTCCCGACTGAATATAGGCCAGCTGCTTGTCGCTGCCTTGCGTCTCTAATCTGGGAAGATTATAGAAATGAAAAAGACAGCCAAGGCAATCCTGTATATAAAGACGGTTACGAATTGAGAAAAGCAATTGCCCGGAATGTTTCAAGAAGAGTAAAAAACAACTATTTTAATTAATCCCGCTCATTTACCCGCTTGCCCGGCCCGTTTAACGGTGTCCGGGTATTCTGGGTATAAACAAGTAAATTTATACCGCTATGAAAAAATAATGTTTTTACTTCTTATTGTGGGAGGGTGCGCAACTCAAAAAATACACACTCCGCAAATAAACAAAGCTCCACATGGCTGGACAGTATATCAATGGCAGAAAGTAATTGACTGTTCATTTAAGGATGGAAAAAGGAACTGACAGCGATTGTGACAGTTGCTATTTGGAGTACGCAAAAAGATACTATATTAATATTGATACGGCAATACTAAACTATTACTAATATTTAAGGATATGACACGGACACAATTTAATAAAAAGTTAAACCTTTGTTTAAAAGAGGTTAAACCATCAATGAATAAGATGGCGGACAAAATGTTCAATAGTGGCGCAATTGATGCTAATTCTTATGAAGATAATTATCTTCTTGTAAAAGAATTTTTGTGCGCTGCATTTGCCGAATTAAGCCGACAATATAGGCCATTTAACAAAGAATCACAGAAGGCATCTGACAACATTTCATTCTTTATTTAATTAACTTTGATTGTCAAACCTAATACTATACGACCATGTTACCAGAATTATTACATTATGCTATTATTGCGTTTCCCATTGTTATTACTATTTTGATTGTGGGAAAAGCCATTAAAGAAAAACGCAACAATCTGAAACTTTGCAGACCCCGCAAAACAACCTGGAAAGCACAGGATTTTAGTTCTGCCCTTGTTGATTCATTCTAAATTTATTGCTTTATCCTTGCCCGCTGCGCTTCGGTTCAGCGGGTTTTGGTGGTAGGAAATGTACCTATTTAATAACTTAATACCATTAACATGAAAACAAAAGACCTATTGTCAGTATTAAAGAAAATGAAAAAGATTAAGGCAAGCGCATTGCCTATTCTTGACAACGTTTTAAATGATAACGGAACTTTAACGTTTACCAATTTAGAGGTGACATATACCGCTAACGTTGGTTTTGCGGGCAAGTTCCTAACGGATTTCAAACAATTGGAAAAAATCGCCTCACGCATCCCAAAAGACTCTGAAATTGAAATGATCAGCAACAATGAACGTGTTACCCTGCAAATATTAATTGGCAGGGGTTTTGGCAGTGAAAAAGGTGGCGTGTTTACATTAGCCACAGAAAACACCAAAGACTATCCAGTTAAACCCGACACCAAAGAAAGTATTGGGAAGCTGGCTCCGGAAGACATTGGGCTGATTAAAAAGGCGGTTAAATTCGTCGATGACAATGAGGGAAGAAGGCCGGCTATGGGCTGTGTATATTGTGGCGAAAAACATATCGTGGCCTCAAACGCTCACAAACTTTGCTATTTTAAATACAGCAAAGGATTAACAAAACCTGTGCTTATTCCTGATTTTTGCGTGGCCCTGCTGGACGATTCAGAGTACACGGTTCAAACCGGCGAAATGAGGGCGTGTCTGCAAAACGACAAAGAGTCTATTAACTTTCGGTTTCCTGACGCAAATTATCCTAAATACGAGCAGGTTATCCCGACAAATAACACAAACGTTTACGAGGTAAACACAAAGAAACTGATTGAGGTTATTAAACTTGCTGAAATATCGGCAAACCAAAATGCTAAATTAATCAAGTTTAACTTTGTAGGCCACAACTTAACCGTTTCATCTCAGGATTTGGATTTTGCAACGTCATTCAGCCAATCAATACCATGCGCTCCGCAAAAGAACGCAGAGAGTATAAAAATTGGCTTTAATTCAGATTTTATACTGGAGATATTATCTTATTGTGGCGAATCTACCACAATTAAAATGAGCGATCCGTCACGAGCTGCGTTATTCAATAATGATTTACTGCTCATGCCAATGATGATACAAGACTAATTACCTTGCCCCGGACTGTCAACTGATAGCCGAGGTTTTTGGGTGAAAGAATTTTTATTTTTAACTTAACACATACAAGACAATGGAAAGGATAGAAAAATTACTTAACCAATTGCTTAATCTTACAAATGAGCAAAAAAGAAACTTACAAAACAACTTATCTAAAACGGATAAAGCTATTGTTACCTGTACCATAGAACATGCTTATGTTTCCCTTATGCCTGAAAATCTATTAATCACTAAACTATAATTATGGTACAGCTTTAGCTTACGATAAGGCAGCTAAAAAATACTATGGTGAATTTGCAAATACTAATTTCTAAACATTAAAACCTATACAAAGTGTGTAAATTTTATTCAGCTATTGTCATGCGAAATGGAGATATTTTGCATAACGAAAACCTAACAAGCCATGAAGACCTCATTCGCTTGTTTAATATCAATGACTCCCAATCCTGTTGTGATAAATTTGTGCGGGTGGAATTTACCCCTGATAACATGGAGGACTTTCCAAACGTTGACAAATACAAGCTCAATGTCGATGAATCAGCAACGCCTGACTGGTTTGAAAAACATCGTGAATATGTTACAGGTAGATTAAAAGAAATTGTTAGCAAACGAATTATTACCTCAGATCAAAAAATACTGACTGGTGGTTTATACGTGGTGAAGGATTGTATCATTGATAAAATGATCTGTGCTACTATTGTTTATTTGCAGGCACAGGTTAACGAAATGAGTGAAAACTCACAGGTTAACATAATGTGGGGAAACTCACAGATTGGCACAATGAGTGAAAACTCACAGGTTAACGCAATGCGGGGAAACTCACAGATTGGCACAATGAGGGAAAACTCACACGTTAACGTAATGCGGGGAAACTCACAGATTGGCACAATGAGTGGAAACTCACAGGTTAACATAATGTGGGAAAACTCACAGATTGGCACAATGAGTGGAAACTCACACGTTAACGCAGTGAGTGAAAACTCACAGGTTAACGTAATGAGTGGAAACTCACAGATTGGCATAATGAGTGGAAACTCACAGGTTAACGAAATGCGGGGAGACTCACAGGTTAAAAATTATAATTCCACAAAAAGACTCCCAAAGAAATAACCAAACAGAAAGGAGCACCTATGTAAATTAATCTTTTTTGAGTTATAAAAAGTAATAGCCGGAGTGCTTGTTTCAGATTGTCAGGTTTTTATTCCGGCTATTTTTGTTAAACTAAATCTTACACAATGAAACGTATTTTATTTATATCCCTTTTCAGCCTTTTTTATTGTTCTGTGGGAGTATCTGAGACGATGCCAACAGGATATATCACTTACGAGCAATATATCGTTAGAATGAATGAAAAAGCGTTAGAACGTCTTTTGTTGGCGATCCGAATAACAGAAAGCGGGTTAAATGATTTTGCTGTTGGCGCAGCCTTAGACGTTGGCCCCTTACAAATAACCCCGATAAGATTAGCGGACTACAATCAAAAGACGGGGAAGAACTATTCCCATTCAGATTGTTTTAAGTGGCAGGTAAGTCGGGAAATATTTTTGTATTACGCTAATCAAATTGGTATTTCCCAAGACAATTGGGAGCAGATAAGCCGCAGATGGAACAGAGCCTACGAATGGCAAGATGAAAAAGGTGCAGAGTACTGGAGGAAAGTTACTAAACACTTAAACACAACGACATGAATTGGTATAAAACATTGGACATTCACTCTCGAATTAATGCAAAAGCTTGTTTCGAGTTGTTAACCGGGGTAAAGTTTGAAGACCTGGCTTGTTTATTTACCTTGTATGAACGCATGGATATCATGGAAGAAAAGCTTAGATTAGAAGGTTTTGATATATAACAAACACTTAAATACAATAGCATGACACTAAACGCACTAAGAACTAAAGTTAAAAACTTCAATCGCTATTGAGCGAATTTAGTCAACTGGACGCTTTAAACCAAGAAAAGGGATTAGAAATATCCCAAGGGTATTATGACGGCGCAAAAAAGAGGAGAGACACCATCAAAGCTAAACTCGAAGAAAAGTTAGCCAACGTGTGAATATTGGAACTAGCCGGTATCGTACACCGGCACACGTTCAAACACTAATACTTAAAGCTATGGAAGCAATATTTTTTCTACTGGTTCTGTTTACAGCCTGGAAAATATTATGTTTTGTGGGCTTTGAACTTACGTGCTATGACAATTACGACATTAATCTTTAAAACTTTATTATTATGGAAACAATTATTCTTGGTACTTTATGTTATCTTTTACTTGGAAGCATTGTTGCTACAAAACAATACAATGCTTTTAAAAAAAGTGATAAATGGAGTGATAGTGAAACAATAATATTTTTAACTATCATTGCTTTTCTGTCATCTCCATTATGGATTACAATTGTTTTTATTCGATTTGGATTTTTTGAAGAATGGATTAGGTAGTCGTAATTTATTAAAACAATAATAACCATGCAATTTTTAATAAAAATAAGTTTATCTTGGATCATTTGTGCAATATTTGCATATATTGTATTTACATTAGTGAAACTATTCAAAAAAGATGAGATAATAGATGAATGGATTCCTTTTTTGAGATGCTTAAAATACGGATGGTTTGCTGCACTTGCCGCCTTCATTTTATTATTCGTAATGTTGTTTGTTAATGATGTTGAAGATGATGCAGTTGAAAATATTGATATAACAGAAGAGGAGAAATAAACGATGTTATTAAGCACAGCACATCCGAGTAAAAAATACAAATGGAATCGTAATTTTGATAATGTAATGATTGAAGCGCATTTCATGGAAAAACAGGTTCGATTTGTTGAAGTACGAGACGGTAATAGTCGTCCGATAAAAGAGGAACTTGCTCGTTGTCTTTTTCCTATATCTGTTCCAATCATAGATCGTCCATTTTTGGTTAAAGAGAATAAAGAGTTTTGGATGATCTTGAACAGACATCGAAGCAGATTTAAATTGCAATGGGAAACATTCTTAAAAAACAAAACTAAATTGAAAAGAACAAAATTCACTCAAAAGTAAAAGAAATGGAGGTTTATAAAAAAACAGTGCGAGCGGCGACTGTTGCTCGAGAAAAAAATGGCAATGAAGTGATCAAAATAACATTCCCATTTAATGAGGAAGATGTAAGAAACGTCAGGGAGATGTACGGACGTAAATATAATCCAGAATATAAATTTTGGACAGTTCCAAAAACAATCCAAAACATCGAAACATTAATTCATGCAAATTTTATAATTGATCCTACACTGCAATCTTTTTTTGTTGATGAACAAGTAAAAATACAAAATGTACCAGATATTACAGTGCAGGGTTTACGAGGGGAATTATTCCCATATCAAAGAAAAGGTGTAGGATTTATTGAAATAAAAGAAGGTCGTGCATTGCTTGCAGATGAAATGGGATTAGGAAAGACCGTACAAGCATTAGCTTGGTTGCAATTGCACGTTAAAAAACGTCCTGCAGTAATTGTCTGTCCTGCTTCATTAAAATTAAACTGGGCACGAGAAGCGCAGAAATGGATGACAGACCCAAATGTTGAAATACTTTCAGGAAAAGACCCATGGATCCCTGTGGGGGATGTTCTTATAATCAACTATGATATTGTTTCTGCATGGATTGCAGTTTTGCAAGAAATGGAAATCAAAGTGCTTATATTGGATGAATGTCATTTGATTAAAAATAGTGCAGCAAAACGCACGAAAGCAATAAAACAATTAGCAAAAGGTATTCCGCATCGTATCGCATTATCCGGTACACCAATTGTGAATAAACCTGTTGAAGCGTTCAATGCTATTAAAATTGTTAATCCTTCAGTAGCTGGTAATTTTTGGGATTACGCTCAACGATACTGTGGAGCACATCGAAATGGATTTGGATGGGATTTTAATGGTGCAACAAATACACAGGAATTGCATATGAAGTTAACAAATTCTATTATGTTGCGAAGATTGAAAAAAGATGTTTTAACGGAATTGCCTGATAAAACATACTCTTTCATACCTATTGAGATTGATAATAGGAAGGAGTACACGACAGCAGAAGATAATTTTATTGCATTTGTTCGAGCAACAAAAGGAAAAGAAGCTGCTGAAAAGGCAAATAATGCAGCGGCATTAGCAGAGATTGAAGGATTGAAACAATTAGCAGTAAAAGGTAAATTGAATCAAGCGGTGCAATGGATTGAAGAGTTTTTAGAAAGTGAAGATAAATTAGTTGTGTTTACGACACACACCTTTACAATCGACACTCTTATGCAAAAATTTAAAGATATTGCCGTTCGAGTTGATGGTAGCACGTCTTTAAAAACAAGGCAAGAAGCTGTAGATTCATTTCAAACTAATCCACGCTGTAAGTTATTTGTAGGTAATATAAAAGCTGCAGGTGTCGGGCTTACATTAACTGCAGCAAGTAATGTTGTGTTTTTAGAACTCCCATGGACACCTGGTGATCTGCAACAAGCGGAAGATCGTTGTCATAGAATAGGGCAGAAAGATAACGTTACGATATATTACCTTCTTGCTGAGCGTTCCATCGAAGAACGGATAGCACATTTATTGGATGAAAAGAAAAAGATATTAAGTAGTGTGCTGGATGGACGCACACCTGAAACAACTTCATTATTAACCGAATTAATTAAAGCGTATGGGAGTGATTAGTAAATATCCGATTAAAAAGTATGACTTCATTTTCTATGATACAGAAGGAAATGAAATACTCATGCTTACACGAGAAGCAAAGACGTTGCGAATTGCACGTGCTTATGCTTTGAAAAAGAAAGAGGAATTAAACCTCAGTGATTCACATATTGATGAAATAGAAATCCGACCTCATAGAAACAAAGAGGAGTTATGGGAAAGGATCTTGGATGATAACGTCAAAAAAATGAATCGCAAAAGATATGACAGAAGAAAAATGAATATTAAACTAAACAATGAATAACCACTTAAAACCTTAAACATTATGGACGCATTACATGCAATTATTTTAGGAGTAATCATAGCTGTACCTATTATAGGCAGTATAGCTTGGTTTCGTGAAAAACGTAAAAATCTGCAAATGATCAATCACAAAACACATCCTGTAAAACCAAAGAAAACTCATGTGCGTACACCAAAATTTGTAGCACAGGATTTTTCAAATGCTATAGAGGAGGATATTGATTGGTTGCATTACGAACAAGACGAAACAAGAAATGGACATTGTTCAATTATTCCAAGATTATAATGTAGATTATGCAACAGAAGGGCATAAGCATTGTCGTCCAGGATGGGTGAATACAGAATGTCCATTTTGTACAGGTAATCCTGGTTTACATCTTGGTTATAATCTTGCGAGTAATGGGTTTACTTGTTGGCGTTGTGGTTGGCATCCTGTACGGGAAACCATAGCAGCATTACTACATGTTACGCAGCAAGAAGCAGGTAAATTGATTCAACAGTATGGAGGGAAGAGTGTGGTTAAGCACGAAGCTATCGTAAGAATTGGCATGAAACCTCACATCCTCCCTTCCAATACCACTCCTTTATCTGCATCACATAAACGGTATCTTGAGAAACGTGAATTTGATCCTGATGAATTACAAAAAATATGGGGATTGATAGGAACAGGACCCCTTTCTAAACTTGATAACATCGACTACAAACATCGAATAATCATTCCATACATATGGAACAATCAACGTGTGTCTTTTGATAGTCGAGATATTACAGGTAAAGCACAAAATAAGTATATGGCTTGTCCTGAGGAGCGGGAAATAATTTCTCATAAAGATATTCTGTATGGTCGACAAGAGGCGTGGAAAGGTGTAGGAATAGGTGTTGAGGGCCCTACGGATGTATGGCGTCTTGGTGTACACGCTGTTGCAACATCAGGAATTAAGTTTAAATCTACACAAGTACGAATGATTGCACGAATGTTTAAGCGATTTTTTGTATTATTTGATGGACCTTCAAATACATCTCAAGAAACGGAAGCTCGTAAGAAAGCAGATGAATTAGTTGCAGAATTAAGGTTTCGAGGTGTGGATGCAGTGCGTATAGATATCAAAGGTGACCCAGGAAGTATGAAACAAAGTGAAGCAGATTATTTAATTAAACAATTAGTGAAGTAAACAATTAAAAAACAAAAAAAACATGAAAACATTACAAGTATCAGATGAAACGTATGAAAGAATCAAAGAACAATTAAAATCCGAAGAAAAAGTAAATTTTGATTCTTATAATGATTTTATCGGAAAATCATTCTTTTTTCGCACTGTGACTTATCACATAATTGGTAAGGTTATAAAAATTGTTGGAACAATGTTACAATTAGAACAAGCCAGTTGGGTTGCTGATTCAGGTAGGTTTATGAACGCAATCAAAGAAGGAACTTTAAATGAAGTGGAGCCAGTTGGTGATTGGTTCGTAAATATTGGCGCTATTGTAGATTTTGGTATTTGGGACCATGAATTACCTAAAAAACAAAAATAATGAATATCATTAACTTAGTAAATAATACCCAATCATGGACAGGGTCATGGTCATGGTCATGGTCAGGGTCAAGGTCATGGTCATGGTCATGGTCATGGTCAAGGTCATGGTCAAGGTCAAGGTCATGGTCAAGGTCATGGTCAGGGTCAAGGTCATGGTCAAGGTCAAGGTCATGGTCAAGGTCAAGGTCATGGTTAAGGTCAAGGTCAAGGTCATGGTTAAGGTCAAGGTCAAGGTCAGGGTCATATTAAAAAATAAACTTATGAATAAAAAACATATCAGAAAAAAAATGATAAGGAATGCCTTATCCGTGAACAAATGTCTTACACAAGAATATCTTGAACAACTCACTGATCAAGAAATACTTTGTTTCTGCCATCCTTTGGAACGTGACGGATTTAAGGACGTTTTAAATGACAAAAAATAACCCATATTGTATTGTAAATATGTGTGTTATAAAAATGTTTAAAAAATATTTTGTTTTTTGAATTTTTTCGACATACATTTACACGATGTAAAACATCGCTGCAACCTCACCAAATGCAGATACAATATGGGTTGAGAAACCTTAATCTGGAAGTGGATAAGCAAGGTGAGGTGCTTTGAATCTTCCAGATTTCATTTTATCATCTATGAGACGTACTAAATTGCCAAATGATAGTAGTGAAGATGTTTTTGAAAACATTGCTATCCAATCTTTCCGTTCCACAAATTTTCTTTCAATCAACAAAACCTTAATCCAAAAACTTGGATTGGTTGAAGCTTGCGTTTTATCTAATTACATAGATAAATATGTGTTTTTTAAAGATGCGAAAGAAATTGAACATGGTTGGTTTTACGTAACACAGGATAAGGTGTCGGAAGAATTAAACATTGGACTCACCACAATTCGTGCTGCAAAAACTGATTTAAAAAAGAAAAAAATCTTGTTGAGTTCTTGGAAAGGTCTACCTGCAAAAGAATGGTTGAAAATAAATTTCACCAAATTACTACAAGTAGCGAAGGTGTTCCCGTCGAAACCATTGATTTCAGGATATGTCTACAGCTGTGCGGAATCCGCACAGCAAGCCCTACGAGATCCGCACAGCAAGCCCTACGAGATCCGCACAGCTTATAATAATATAAATATTATTACTAATAAAAACAAAATTAATAAAAACAAATTTTTGGAAAATTCAAGACAGATTCCTCCCACTTTAGAAATGATAAAAGAATACTGCCAAAAAAGAAAAAATGGAATCGACCCATCTGCATTCTTTGATCATTATGAAGCACGTGGATGGAAACCTAAAGGTTACACCACTCAGATGAAAGATTGGCAAGCAGCGGTGCGGCAATGGGAACGCAACGACAGGAATAACACTTTCGGAACAAAAAAAGAAGTAATCCAAGATGAAGATCTTCCAGACAGAATTAAAAAATTGCATAATCGGTGATTGTGTGTTTCAAATTGTATATTAAAATCAAAAATTTGCGTATTTACTCGAACGCACACGAATTAAAAATCAAAAAATGATTCATCGTATCATTCGGGGTGTAAAATGCGAGATTTTTGAGAAAAACGATGTTAAAAAGAATTTATCAATAAAATCAATATGAGCAACGGTAAAAACAAAGATATGAAAAGAACTAAATTTCCTGATTTAACTAAACGTTGTATTGTTCCACAACACAAACAAATTAGTGAGTATGATCCTATCGTTCCAACACGATTAACAACGCAGTATTTAGTACAAGATTATTTATTTAAAATTCATACCAGATTGAATTAACGATGTTGGAACGTAGAATTATAATTGGATTAATCACATCCACGGATTACATCAGACAAGTCAGAGAACGTTTAAATCCTCGATTGTTTGAAAGTAATATGGCACGGAGATTAGCAGCGTGGTGTTTAGAATATTTTGATAAGTATAAGAAATGCCCGATGAAAGATATTGAAGGTATTTTTTATCAAAAAGTAAAAGAAAGCAAGAACTTTCCACGAGATGTTGCAGAAGATATTGAAGAAGTATTATTGTCGTTGAATGAAGAATATGAAGAAAGCACAATTAATGTAGAATATCTTTGTGATCAAACTAATGAATTTCTTACAAAAAGGAATCTTGAAACATTTATCGAAAAAATAAAAGGAGCATTAGATACAGGAAACACACTTGATGCTGAGAATGCAGCATCACAATATAAAACGTTGGTTAAAGATACGAATACATGGTTGGATTTGAGCGACCCATCTGTATTTGAAAAAATAGAAACAGCGTTTACAACCGCACAACAAACCTTGGTACAATTTCCAGGTGCATTAGGTGAGTTTTGGAATGATCAATTAATTAGGGGAGCGTTTGTTGCATTGCTTGCACCTGAAAAACGAGGAAAAACTATGATGCTTTTAGAAATTGCAATGAAAGCATGCGGACAGAAGAAGAATGTAGCATTTTTCCAAGCAGGTGATATGACGGATAGTCAACAAATACGCCGTATTGCCATATATCTAACTAAACGTTCCGACAATCCAAAATATGCAGGAAAATTATGGGAGCCTGTTAAAGATTGTATAAAAAATCAACTTGACACATGCGATTTTAAAGAACGTGAATGTGATCATGGTGTATTTACGGATAAGACAGAAAAAGAATTACGAGCAACTGTTCCTTTAAAAGAATTGATTGAAGCGTATAAAAACAATCCAGATTATCGCCCTTGTACGATTTGTGAAGCGTATAAAATGAATCAATGGGGGTGCCCATGGATTAAAGAAGTAAATACAGGTGCACCATTGACCGTGAAAGAAGCAAAAGCAGCATTTGAGGAATTTTTTATAGCAAAACGAAAATTTAAACTATCAACTCATCCTGCAGGAACACTGACTATACAACAAACAGAAGCTATATTAGATATATGGGAAAAGCAAGAAGGATTTGTTCCAGATGTTATATTGTTTGATTATGCAGATATTATGGATGATCCTGCAGTGCATGAGTTTCGACAGAAACAAAATGCAATATGGATGGGGATGCGTAAATTGTCACAAAGTAAACATTGTTTAGTTGTGACAGCTACACAAGCAGATGCAGATAGTTATTCTAAAACATTATTAAAAATGGGTAATTTTAGTGAAGATAAACGAAAATTAGCACATATTACAGCAATGTATGGATTGAATGTTGATCCTGAAGGCAGAGAAAAAGAAGTAGGAGTGATGCGATTGAATGAGATAGTGATTAGGGAAGGTGAATTTACATCAACACACCAAGTGCATTTATTGCAGAATTTAAAACGAGGACGTCCATTTTTAACAAGTTATTGGTGATGAAAAAAGAGGAAGAAGTTGAAAAAGAACAGGAGTTGTATGAGTGTCCTGATTGTCACAGAAAATACACAAATAAATTAGATGCTATTGTTTGTGACTGTAAAGATAAAAATGATGAAGAAGATGAATGTTTAACAATTAAAACCAATAAAGATGTATAGAATTAGTAAACAATTTATGTTTTCCGCTTCTCATTCACTTTGTGGATTGAAGGAAGGGCATCCTTGTGCTCGTGTTCATGGGCATAATTATGTTGTGACGATTGAATTAACAAGTGATTATTTAGATGAAACAGGAATGGTGTTAGATTATCGTGAATTGCAACCTGTAAAAGAATTCATTGATAAGGGACTTGATCATCAGCATTTGAATGATGTAATGCCAAAAGGTATGAATCCTACTGCTGAAAATATTGCAAAATATATTTATGACAGATGTTATAAGATTTTGTATGAACAAAATTTATTTGACAAAATGTGGATGCAAGGTGTTGTATTATCTGCCGTGAGTGTAAAAGAAACTGATAAAACGGAAGCAAGATATGAGACGAAACAATAATGGAATAACAGTAGGACAGACGATGATTGCTGCTAATCCTACTGAAAAAAGAATAGTGGAAGGTGATAATGTGTTGCATGTGGCGGAATTTTTTTGTGACACGATTCAAGGCGAGAATTTTGTTGGGTCACCTTCCACTTTTTTACGCCTTCAAGGATGTACATTAAATTGTGACTGGTGTGATACTAAAGAAGTATGGCGTTTTGGGAATCCGTACACTTACGCTGAATTAATTTCTATCATGGAACAACATGATGTTATTAATAAAATGCGACAAGGGCAACATTTAGTAATAACAGGTGGTAGCCCGTTACGGCAACAAAAAGGTATAGTTGGGTTTTTAAAGTTGTTCATACAGACGTTTCATTTCCAGCCATACCTTGAAATAGAAAATGAATGTACCATTATGCCTAATGCTTACATGAATGGTCATGTAGATTGTTGGAATAATTCACCTAAGTTAAGCATGAGTGGGAATAAGAAAGA